AGCAGTTCGCTCAGGGCGACAAGCCTATTTTCCGTCGTAAGAGAGACGTTCGTCAGCGGGCTAAGCAGTTCGTAACTCGCGTTGGTCTAGCAGGTATTTACGAAGTCTTCAAGCTAGGTCCTAGTGAAGAAGAGAGCTTCGAAGTCCGCACTAGCGCCATCGGTGGAGCTGCTCAGATCGGCTTCGAAGAGTTCTTGGATGGACGTGTTGACTTCGCTGAAGTAACTAATATCGTCATGGAAGGCATGAACGAGTTGATCATGAAGGAAGTTGGTCATGCACTAGCTGCTTCTATCAATCAGTTGCCTCCTGCTAATATCGCTGTTGTTAATGGTTTCGACGAGCAGGAATTCGATCGCTTGTTGGTTATCGCTTCTGCTTACGGTGAGCCTACCATTTACTGCACTTACGAGTTTGCCGTAAAGATGGTTCCTACCGAGGGTTGGAGATACACTGAGTCCATGAAGCAGCAGTTGTGGGATACTGGTCACTTGGCTACTTACAAGGGACGTAAGGTTGTTATTCTACCCCAGGGCTTAGAGGATGAGACCAATATGCGCAAGGTAATCAATCCTGGTTACTGCTACATCATCCCCGCTGGTGCTGACACCAAGCCTGTGAAGATTGCTTTCGAGGGTAATACCATTGTTGACGAGTTCAATAACTATGACCGTTCTCGTGATATTCACGTCTATAAGAAGGTCGGCGTTCTAGCTATGTTGGCTAACAACATCTGCGCTTACGCTGATGCTAGCTTGTTGGGTCAGATGGATATTGCTGGCTCTGTTTGGGATAGCACTGCTTATGTAAGTGAAGTTAAGGCTTATGCTGAGTCCACTTACAATCCTAACTACGAGTTCCCAAAGGTTTAATTTAATATAAAATAATTAGTTTAGAGGGGGAAGAGGGGATATCCCCACTTCCCCCTATTTTTTATTATGAGAAAAAGGAGATAATACAATGGCTATTTTTAATGTAAAGAACAGAGGTGCTAGTTGGGTCACCTATAAGATTCCAGAAGACGGAATCCGCAGAAGTTTTGCTCCCGGCGAAGTAAAGAAAGTTAGCGATGTTGAATTGGAAAAGCTAACTTATCAGCCTGGTGGTATGGTTATTCTTTCCCAGTTCCTTCAGATTCAAGACGAAGTTGCTCTAAGAAATTTGAATATTCGTACTGAGCCTGAGTATCATATGAGCGAAGCAGATGTTGCTGCTTTGATTAGAACTGGTTCTTTAGATGCTTTCTTAGATGCTCTTGATTTTGCTCCAGCTGGAGTTATTGATTTGATCAAGAAGTTGAGCTTGGAAATTCCTCTAATGGATTTGGGTAAGAGAAAGGCTTTGAAAGATAAGACTGGTCTTGATGTCGATGCTGCTCTAAAGAACAGAGAAGCTGAGAAGGAAGACGAGAATGGTGGAAATACCATCCTAAAGCAGACTGAGCGTAGAGTGAAGACTGAGGAAGTCGCTCCTGGTCGTCGTACCACTACTCCTAAGTACAATATTATTAAGACAGAGCCAGCAGCTGATAAAGCTACTGAATAATAAAATATAAGGAGGCAATTATATGACATTATTTTCGTCTGTCTATAATCGCTTTCTTGGACAAGTTACCGATGACCTCTATCTAGAGCTCACTCCAGAAGATACATTAAGAGATTTACAAAATCTTTTGCTTAATGCAATTCCGGGTTTTGAATTTCCTAGACAAAATCTTTATGATTATACTCTTAATTTGACAGAAAAGCTGGAAAGTGATGTAACCCCTGATGAATTTATTTTAGGTACTATCTGGGGTAATTTAGATGGAGAATTATTAGAAACTCCTAAAGTCCTAGTAGATAATTCACATTTTAATGTTGAACTTACTGCTGAGGAAATTAATATCTTGGCGCTTTTAATGAAACAAGGTTGGGTTCAGCGTCAAGTAACTTCAATTGAAAATACTCGTATGAAATATAGTGGAAGCGATTTTAAAATGACTTCTCAAGCTAATCATTTATCTAAGTTATTAGCTTTGTTAGAAGAGAGTCGAAGAGATTCTTTCCATATGCAAAGACTATATAAGCGTCGTAAATTTACGGCCGATGGTAAATATGCCTCCAACTGGGGCAGTTTAATGGAGACTAGTGCTCTTGATTACTAAGTATGGTTTTGAATTTCGTGTGTATGATATTGAAGTAAATGTTCGTCGCTTAACCAACCAATTATGGAAGCTAATTCCAATGCGCGAACACGAAGAAGATTGGCTGAAACAATTAGATACAGTAACTATTGAGATTGCGGGACTGAATGAAATTTTTACAGGCCCGCAATTTTTACAGATGTTATGTAAATTAGAGGGATTAAAGACCTAGGAAACAGAATTTGAGCTATATCGCAAAACTGTGTTTGAATGCATTAGTTTATTGTAGGAGCTAAACCATGGCATCAGGTTATGATTTAAGTAGTCAAATCCCTTTTAGATTGATGAAAGGCCGATTAGGAGTTTATGATAAAAGAAAGTTTGATCCAAAGAAGAGTGGGGTTGATGGAGTTCTTCATCAATCAGCTCGTATGGGACAAGCTGGCGGTAATCTATAGCAAGAGCGAATGATTAAAGATAAACGTCGTTCTTTAGACCATGCGGTTTGGTATTCTTATCAAGGTGCAAAAGTTATTCCTGTAGATGCGAGCGATCGGACGCCGATCCGCGCACTTATCAATCCGAATAAGTTGAAAATGGATTATGATGATAAAATTATTTCAGTGGGCTATGAATATAACTTTGCTCCTGGAACGGTTTTTGAGTGGGTTGGTACAGGAACTTATTGGATTGTACAATTACAAGATTTAACTGAATTAGCTTATTTTCGTGGAGATATAAGAAGATGCCGTTATGAAATTGCTTGGGAAGATGAAAACGGTAAGCATAAAACTTATGCGGCTGTTAGAGGTCCCGTTGAAACGAAAATCAATTATATTCAAAAGCATGGAATAAGTGTTGATACTCCTAATCTTTCGCTGAATCTTTATTTACCATTAAATGAAGATACAAAAAATTATTTCAAACGTTATTCTAAATTTTATTTGTAGAATGATGATACTTGTTGGCGTGTTGAAGCTCTTGATTGGATTTCTACTCCTGGTATTTTAGAGATTGCCGCAGTTGAATATTATGCAAATGAATTTGAAGATGATGTTGAAAATGGTGTTGTAGATGGATTAATTGAAGAAATTCCAGATCCAAATGTAGCTGGTGGTAAGATTATTGGTGATACCTTCATTAAAATTAGACAACCTGCTGTGTTTAAATTTGATGGTAATATTGGAGCAGTCTGGGAAGTGGATAAAAAATATCCTGTGACCTTAGATATTGATAAAGATGATCCTCGTATAGTAGTAGTTACCTGGGAAGGATCATTCAGCGGTTAGTTTGAATTGAGATATTCAAAATATAGTAAGACTATTGTAGTAGAATCTCTATTTTAAGAACTAAGAGTAAAAGGAGTGTTTATATGAAAATTGAAACTTATACATATCCTAAGTCTAGTTTTTTAGCTTTAGAAAAGGATATGGGTATTATTGTTTAGATGATTATGAAAAATGATCGTTTAAAGAAAATGCTTTATTACACAACCAAGGATTGTTTAGATAGACCAAAACTAACTAAAATGTAGACCAATAGTTTATTTGGAGAGCAAATAAAAATTGTTCCAAAATTATATATAGATCATTCTGTATTAAATTATATTATCGTTAGTTTTGATAATTTTGTACCAAATCGTACTAATCCAGAATTTAGAGATAATATTATTGAATTTGATATTATTTGTCATTATGATCAATGGCATATGAAAGATTTTGAATTGCGTCCATATAAAATTGCAGCAGAATTAGATTCTATGTTTAGTGAATAGCATTTAACTGGCATTGGTAAATTAGAATTTAATGGTGCTAATCAAATTTTACTTACCGATGAATATGCTGGTTTATGTATTACTTTTAGAGCAATCCATGGAGAAGAAGATAAAAAATTTATGCCGAATCCAATGGATGAAGAGGCATTTATTGAGAACTTTAATGCAATTTTTAATGAGGATAAATAATTATGGATACTAGATTAGCTCTAATGTGTGGAGCTGATTATCCAGTTCCAGAATTATAGATTACAGTTCATTAGCCTCAAATAAAAGAAATTGCATATATTGGGGAGACAGATTTTTTCTCAGGAGTTCAATGTTTGTGTTTGAATAAATCTATGTTTGTAAAGGACGAAAGTGATTTACTCAATACGAGCAACTTTTAGATATTTATGACGATAATGTCAGAAAAAGAAGCGGCAGATAAAAAAAGAGCTGTTTAGCAAGTTTGTTCTTTGTTTTTTCCAAAACATAGATTGCTGATGACACCACGCTCTGTGCTATTAAGTGATGGCTCAGCAAATATTCAAATTGATGAAACTAACTTTGAATTTTTACAAAATGCTATATCAACTATTTGCTGTTTAAAAACTGGCCCTATGGATCAGACAACTTTCAATCCCGCAGATGCTAAAGCGAGAGAGATCGCTGAAAAACTTATGCGAGGACGTTAGAGAGTTGCGGCTCAAAAGGGCGAAACTAACACAAGTATATTTAGCCAATATCTTTCAATCATTACTGTAGGACTACATTCAATGTCTCTACAAGACGCGACTGAATTGACCATGTTCCAATTATACGATTTAGTTGAAAGATATATGCTATATATTAATTGGGATATGGATATTCGGTCTCGGTTGGCTGGCGCAAAGCCGGATTCTTAGCCGGATAACTGGATGAAAAATATCCACTAATATTTTTAAGGAGGATACTACCTATGAAATTTGGCGTTCGCGAAATTTGTGATGTCGTTCTAAAGGCAAAGGCCGCTCAGAAGGTTGGTAATAAAGTCTTCTATAAGAATGAGCCTGTTATTTATTTCGACACTTTGAAGACTTCCAGCATGGAAGGTACTGCTACTACTTCTTACGCACAGGGCGGTCGTGGTAACTCTCGTCTAATCGCTTGGGAAGGTGAGAGAACTGTTACTTTCACTATGGAAGATGCATTGATCTCTCCCGCTGGCTTCATGATTCTATCTGGTGCTGGCTTGGTTGAGGCTACTTCTAAGAACACTCTAAAGGTTCACACTACTGAGCAGACTAATAAGGTTAGAGTTGAAGGTACTGAAGTTCAGATTGTTTTGACTCAAAAGCCTTACGTTGGTAAAATGAATGCTGATGGTGCTTTAGTTGGTGCTCATGAAGATTTAATTTATGTTATGAAGTTAGATAATGGCGAAGTTGCTACTGAACCATATATTCCTGATCACAATGCTGTTACCGCTGTTGTCTTTGATGAAGAGAGCGATTGGTATGCACCTATGGCTGATGGTACTTCTGAAGACGAGGCCGATGGTTGGATGATTGTATTGAATGGTGCCGCTGTCACTGGCGCAAGACCTTCTCGTGAAGCTAACCCTGGTTTTGATGAAGTAAATGTATTTGCTAACGAAGATGTCGTATTGGTCGACTATTATGTTGAACACGCATCTGCCGCACAGCAGATTGAGATTACTCCCGACAAGTTCGGTGGTAACTACTACTTAGAGGCTTCTACTCTATTCCGTGATACTAACGGTGTTGATATGCCTGCTGAGTTCATCATTCCTAACTGCAAGATTCAGTCTAACTTCACTTTCACCATGGCTTCTTCTGGTGATCCATCTACTTTCACCTTCACCATGGACGCATTCCCAGACTACACTCGCTTCGATCCTACTAAGAAGGTTCTAGCTGCTATCCAGATCATCCAGACTGGTAACGCTGCTGAAGTCGGAGCACGTACTCGTACTTCTCACGATCCTGCTCACGAGAAGTATTTGATGTAATTTACAATTAAATAACTTTTTAGGGGAGAGATAAGAAATTATCTCTCCCCTTTTTTGTTTTATCCGGAGAGAAAGGAGAAAATAATGGGTATTGGTAGTGAATTTGCTAGAAGAAATATTATTGAAGGATATGCCGATAAAAATCCTTTTTGGGACCCTTATAGCGGAACTCCATAGTATTCTTTATTAAACCAAGTTTCAGTGCCAGATAACACTGCAATTAGAAACTATTAGATTGCAAAAATTCGTGAATGTGAAAATGCAATAATGGATTCTAAATTTAAAAACTTAGATGGTTTGGGTAAAGAAAATTTTCAAACTGTAATAGATTCATTTGAAGGAGACGAAGCAGATAGAATCAATGAAATGATAGAGCACTTTGTCACGACAATGAATAGATTTTATTGGGCAAGTAAAGATGAATAGAAAAGTCAAAATGCATGGAAATATTTACAAAATGCTTTAAAAGCCTTAGAAAAATCATTAACTGAATTAATGACTGAATTAAACATTTCTTCTGTAAATGAATTTGGAAATCAAACTGTAATGGGAGCAACTCTTGAAAAAGTTCAAACTGCATTAAATGCTTGCGGCATTACTTCATTTGATAGTGGTGTTGTAAATGAATTTTTAAAAAATGTAAATCAAATGAAGGGTGATACATTAGAAGAATTAGGTGTTGCTTTTTTTAGAAAATTAAAGATCCCAAATATTGAAAGTATTCGTTTAGGTAGTGTTTATTTAAATACAGATGGTAGAAAAGGTAGACATAGAGGTTAGTTAATTCAAGACTTAATTGCTTTTGATATTACTAGTCCAGATATTTTAAATGATATAGAGGTTGAATATCGTCCAGTAGGATCTGATAAATATATAAAAGCTCCTTTGTCTAAATTATTTTAGGATATAGAAGCCGCCAATGGTCAAAATAAATAGATTTCAATCACAGATGAGACTTATGACGTACTTACTAATTTACAATCTATTAATATTCAGGCTAAGTCTGGTAAGAATCAGTTGCCATGGAACTAGAATGCTTCTACAAGTGTTTCTATTGGCGAATATGGTGAAGATAATTTAGATATATCAGTACGAAGAACTTTTTAGTTATTGAGTACTTTAAATGATGCTGAAAATGAAAAATAGCCTTGGGTTGTAAAAGATAGCAGTCCTGACTACAATGCCTTAGCAAATTACGGTCTTGCTACTGTTATGCATAAAGTTTTACATTTATCAGAAGAGGGCAACCAGTATGTTTTAACTCCTTACGGCTTTATGACATTCTCTAAAAGAATGGAACAGCTATTAAAAACTGAAAATTATATTGCTTTAATTCAAGGTAATGTTGTTCTAGAAGGCGATAAGACTATGACTGATAAGCGTAAGGTTGGTATTACCAAAGGAAATTAAAATTTGACTCGCTCAAATTTTTTTGATATAATATATAAAAAGAGATAAAGGAGTGTTTATAAATGGCAAAAATTCCATTTTCTAAACTTGATATGAAAATCAATTCTCGTGATTTTGTTATGTGTCACGAAAATTCAAAGGGAGAAGTTATCCAGTATGAAGTAAAAAACTATCTTCCTATTAAAGAAAAAATGGATTTAGTTTCTCGTATTATTAATCAGTCTACTGATGATAATGGTTTCTATAATCCTATGAGAGTAAAGTTATATACTACTTTAGAAATGGTATATACTTATACTAATTTAACTTTCACTCCAAAGCAGAAAGAAGATCCTTTTAAATTGTATGATTTATTAGTAAGTACCGGTTTATATAATGATATTACTAGTCATATTTGTACTGAAGATTTAGAGGAATTGGAAGGAAGTATTTGGGATACTATTAAAAGTATTTATAATTATCGTAATTCTGCTATGGGTATTTTAGAAAATATTACTGCAGATTATAGTAATTTAAATTTAGATGCAACTGAAATTCAGAGTAAGTTAGCTGATCCAAATAATATGGCTTTATTAAAGGATGTATTGGCTAAATTGGGCTAATTACATTTATTAACCTATCTAGATTTTCAATCTATTTAGGAATAATCGCCGGTTAGATTATTTCAATCTAACCGGCTTATTTTTATTTTGCAAAATAAAAATTGGAGAGAAAGGAGTATTTTAAATGGCTAAACAGTTAAATGTAGATTTGCGATTTACGGCAAGTAATACACAAGCTAAACAGCAAATCCAAGATTTACAAAGTGCTTTAAATAATTTAATGACTACTGCAAGTAAAAATACCACAGGCCTTGGTATTACTAAAGATATAGCTTAGGCAACTAATGAAGTCGCTAAATTATAGGCAATGTTAGAGTCTTCTAAAAATGCATCTGGTGGTTTAGATTTAGGTAAATTTAATCAGAGCTTAAGTTAGGGACAAACAAAAATTTCTGATTATGCCAGAACTCTAAGTTCTTTAGGTCCATAGGGAGATCAAGCTTTTGCTAAATTAGCAAAAGCAATTATTAACGCTGAAGTTCCTTTAAAAAGAACAAATAGTGTATTAAAAGAATTTAAAACTTCTCTTATGAATACTGCTAGATGGCAATTGTCTTCTAGTATGTTACATGGTTTTATGGGAGCGGTACAATCTGCCTATGGTTACGCGCAAGATTTAAATGAATCTTTAAATAATATTCGTATTGTTACTGGAGCAAATATTGATGAAATGTCACGATTTGCAAAAGAAGCTAATGCGGCAGCTTAGGCTTTAAGCACAACTACTACAGAATATACTAACGCTTCTTTGATTTTTTATCAATAGGGTTTAAGTGATGAAGAAGTTGCCAAGAGAACAGAAGTAACTGTAAAAATGGCAAATGCCGCAGGTGAAAGTGCTTAGAAAATTTCTGATCAATTAACTGCTGTTTGGAATAACTTCTATGACGGTTCCAAATCTTTGGAATATTATGCTGATGTTATGACTGCTCTTGGTGCAGCAACTGCATCTAGTACTGATGAAATTGCAGGCGGTTTAGAAAAGTTTGCGGCAATTGGTTAGACTATTGGTTTAAGTTATGAATATGCTGCTTCTGCATTAGCAACTATTACTTCTAACACTCGTCAAAGTGAAGAAGTTGTTGGTACTGCATTAAAAACTATTTTTGCACGTATTCAAGGTTTAAATTTAGGTGAAACTCTTGAAGATGGAACTTCTTTAAATAAATATTCAGAAGCTTTATCAAAAATTGGAATTAGCATTTTTGAGTAGAATGGCGAAATCAAAAAGATGGATAACATTCTAAATGAAATGGCTGAAAAATGGGGAACTTTAGCGAAGGATCAACAAATTGCTTTAGCATAGACTGTTGCTGGCGTTCGTCAATATACTTAGCTAATTGCTTTAATGGATAACTGGAATGCTGGAGATTCTGATAGTATGACAGCTAACTTAAATACTGCTTATAATGCCACTGGCACTTTACAAGAACAAGCAGATATTTATGCAGAATCTTGGGAAGCTGCAAAAGATAGAGTTACTGCAGCGGCAGAAGAAATTTATAACCAATTATTGAACGATGAATTTTTTATTGATTTAAATAATGGTTTTGCAGGTTTCTTAAATATTATCTCTGATACTATCGACACTCTTGGTGGATTACCTGGAGTACTTACTGTTGCATCTAGCCTCATGATTAAAATGTTTGGTAAAGATATGGCAAAAGCGATTGATGATTGGGGATATAATATTAAATTGCGCTCTAAAGAGGGCGTTTAGTCTTTAATGGAGCTTAGAGAGCAAGCAAAAAATTCTTTAAAAACAATGTATGCAGATAATGTAGACACTGGTCCTATAAATTCTGCATCTCAAATTGCTTTCAGTGAATATGCTTCTTTAACAGATGTAGTATTAGCAAAACAAAAAGAATTAACTGCTCAAGGTTAGATGCTTTCAGAAGAAAATCAAAAGCAAGTTCAATATTTATTACAAGCAAATGAAGCATATGGAGAGCAAGCAATTCTTGCTGCAAAATCTTTAGAGGCAGCTGAACAGTAGACTCGAGAAAATGAGATGCAATTAAGATATGCTGTTTAGAAGCAAAATACAAAAAATCCTGAAGACAAAAAAGTTGATTTTAAAACAACTTTAAAACCTCAGATTGATGAAGCTCAAAAAGCTTAGATGTAGTATTCTTCTTTGTATGATGTTTTTTTGAAATTAAAACAATTACAAAATAAAGGTTTAGATAGTGCAACAATAATTAAAGAACTGACTGAAATGAGTAATTAGGCTAAAGCGGCAGGCCTTGATATTTCACATTTTGATGCCATTTTACACTCTTTAAATAACGGAGATAGCGTAGTAGTTACTTTAAATGCAATTGAAAGCAATTTAGATGATCTTGCATTGGAAGCTTTAAATACTGCAGAAACTGTTAAAAATTCTTTAACTGGAATGGGAATGGATGGCACTCAAGTTGATGCAATTCTTGATTAGTTAATTGAATCTTGGAGACAGCAAGGTATTGTTACTGCGGATTTAGCAGAAAAATTAAAAAATATAAAAGTTAATGGAGATGCTGCGGCAGAAGCTATTAGTGGAATGCAAGGTCCTCCACCAACTGTCGGCCAGAAATTTATGGCAGTTGCAAATACAATTAGTAATATTGCTATGAGTATTAATGTAGTAAAAGGATTAATTGATACTTGGAATAATGAAGATATGAGTTTTGGAGAGAAATTACTTTCCACTTTTACATCTCTTGGAATGGTTATTCCAATGGTTACAACTGCTTTTACTGGAAACAATCTTGCAATGTTAGGTAGTGTTTCTTCTTCTATTGTTGCAGCAGCAGGTTTTGATGGTGTTGCTATTTCTGCAAAAGTTGCTGCAGGTGGTGTTGGAGCATTGTGGGCAGCTTTATGGCCTATTGCATTAGTAGTTGCAGGCTTGACGTTAGTAATTACTGCATTAGCAGCTGGAGTAAAATATTTATCTGATGAATATAATAAAGATGCTATTGCTGCTAACAAAGCTGCTGAAGCAGCAAATAATTTGAAAGAAGCATATGAAGAAACTAAGAAATCTTATGAAGATATGATTTCTGCTATGGAAAATTATCAAAGTGCTAGAGACAGTCTTGATAATTTAACTAAGGGTACTGAAGCATATCGAGATGCCTTAAACGGAGCGAATGAAGCAGCTTTACAATTAATTAAAGCTGGTAATTTGATTCGTGGAGAAGATTACGATATTGTCGGTGGAGAAATCATTATTAAACAAGAATCAATTGATGCGGCTAAAGAAAATCAATATGGAAAAGTTCAAGAAGCATATGCTGCAAGTACAATGGCAAATGCAAATGCTAGTCGTTTAAAAGCTGAGGCAGATCAAACTAAACTTACTCGAACTGATGATAAATCTATTTGGTAGGGCGTAGTTGAAGGTATGGTCACAGGAATGGCTGCAATGATGATTACTGGTAATGCTCCAGCAGTTTTAGCAGGTGCATTAACGGGTGGAGTTGTTGGAGCTATTGATACTGCTCTTATAAATAAAGCTAGTAATGAAGCACAACAAAAACAAATTGATGATTTAGTAGCTCTTTATGATGAAATGGGAGAAGCTGCTTTTGATTCTGTAGAACTTCAAAAATTAGGCATTGATACTGCTAATGAAGAATATATTAATTCTTTAAAAGAAATTGTTCGTGCTACCCATCAGGCTGCAGAAGAAATGGAAGTCGCCGCTGAGTTAGCCGCAACCTCTATTTTGAGTCAAGATGAGCGTTTTGCAAAGTCTCAAGATAGTGAAGAATTATATGCAGCAAGTGGAGAAATATATAATAAATTATATCAAGATAATTTAAAAAAATATCAAGAAGTTGATATTGCCAATTGGGTAGGAGCTGGAACTGAAGATGCTAAAGATTTATGGAATAAATATTTAGAGGCTTCTGGCTTAGACGAACTAAGAGGAATTAAAGCCACCAATTTTAGAAAAGATAATACTGTTGACTATGAGTATTATGATGAAGAGGGTAAGAAGCAAGAAGCTAATGTTGATTTGGCTACAATGGCTGCGGCAGTTGCAGCTGCAGAAGCAAATAATTTATTAGCTGATTCAGCAAATGTATTACTAGGAATATTTAATGAATTAAATAATTCTGGTAATGAAGCTGCTTAGGCATTAAAAAATATTATCGCTTATGAAAATGTTGAAAAATCAACTAGAGCTGAGTTTGATGATTTAAAAAATGAATATGAATCAGCAGAAGATAAAACTGCTTATTTAAATGAAGCTTTTGGTGGTGCTGATGGTGTTATTGATGAAGCTGAATTAAAGGCTTTGGGGTATGATTCCATAGAAGCTTTATAGGCAGGAATTGAATAGGCCATTGAAGATGGTGAAGATGCTTGGGATGATGTTGGTAAACATTTAACTAGCACTGCAAAAAAAGCATTTAAAAATTCTATGGATTCTGGTATTTTTGATGATTTGACTTTAGAACAAACTAATCAAATGGCAGATCTCTTCCAAGATGCTTTCGCCAAGGGTGGAGTTGAAGGTTTAGATTCTCTATAGAATAGTTTAAATGTAATGTTTGAGAAGTCTGGTCAAGATGCTGGAAAAATGGCTGCAATCTTAGCAAATGTTGATTGGCAAACTACTAATATTGAAGATTTAACTGCAATTTTAGAAGACGCAGGCATTGAAACTGATGGTTTTGCTAATGAGCTAGAAAACTTAATAGACTTAATGCAAGAGGGTCAAAACATTGGTTTTGACGGTGCGGCCGATATTTATAAAACTGCTCATGAGATTATTGATGATCTTAAAACTGGAGATACTATTTCTAGTGAAGATTATGATAATCTTAAAACTATGGGCATTAATATGTCTGACTATTTTGTTCAAATGGCAGATGGGTCTTATAAATTAACTGCTGATGCAAAAGAATTCTATGATGTTGTTAATGCTAAAACTTTAGAACAATTCCAAAATAATATTGACGCTTTACGCGGTCAAAAAGCAGATGTAAATAATTTACAAAATAGTACCTATGATAAGGATTCTATTGCTACAATGGATACTAATATGATAGGTATGATTAAACAAGATAATGATAAATTAGGAGATCAATTAACTTTCTTAAAAGCAATTGGTTCTGATTTAGAAAATCTTGATAGCTATATTCAAGAGATTGAAGCTGGTAGACAATTAACCCAACGTCAATTAAGAGAAATTCGCAACGAACTTGAAGAAAATGCTTGGCAATGGGATAATTTATCTCAAGTAACTGAAGGGTTTGATGCAGAAATCCAACGTAATATGGATGCATATGCTATGTCTGCAACTACAGTTGGAGATTTAAATGATATGCTTCGCGAAGGATTAATTAATGCTGAAGCATATAATAAAGCAATTGAATCCGTAATGGATGTGGAATTTGAGGCTGAAGGGTTAGATGTAGAAGCCGCTAATGATGTAGCAGATGCTTTCCGTGAAATGGCAGATGCTGGTGAAGCAGGCACAGAAGCTTTAAAAGACAATGAAGAAGCTGTTAAAGATGCTACTGTTCGTTATATGGAACTTAACGAAGCTATTACTGATATTTATGATAATTATGATGATTATATAGATGTTTTAAAAGCAGCAAGAAAAGCTTCAACTCCTTTAGAAAAAGCTAACCTATTAAATGAAAAATCTGCTAGATCTTTAAGAACTTCTTTGGCAGGTTTGCTTGGCACTACAGAAGATTTAATTGATGCAGATTTAATGGCAGCAATTAATCCAGCAGATTTCGAAGCAGCTGCAAACGGTAGTGTTGAAGCTATTGATAGAATTAGAGAGGCTTTTATAAAATTATAGATTGAAGGTATTGATGGAATTACACTTGATGGCTTAATGGCTGAATTAAATGCATTTAATGATGGTGCTTATATTGATTTAGACAATATGCCAATGCTATGGTCTTTAATTGAAGCAAAGGTTGCCGCAGGTGCAACTGCAGCTGACATTGAAGCTTTGTTAAGTGGTTTGAACATCGATGCTGATGTTAGTGATTTCTATGGTACGATGGAAGAAATGGCAGCTATTGCAGAGCAAGCTGGTTCTCGTGTAGTACAAGCTACTTCTTTCTCTCAAACATCAACGACTGAAACTGAAGCTACTCCACGTACAGTTGATAATGTAAATTTCACTGAAACTGTTACAACTACTAATCATCCGTCTATTGCGGCAGTGCCTATGACAAATGGTTTTGGACCATTAATTTATGGTACTAATATGGTTAGTTATTAGAAGTCTGTAAGTGTTGATCCAGTAAGTTATCAAACTCAAGATACTGCAACTGCTACTGAAGTTGTCACTGAGAACGCTGCGGGTGAAGAAGGTAAAGTTCGTGGTATTTAGATAAATGGTGCTCATAAAGCTCCAACTGCTTCTAGAACTCCAAGTCCAACTAATACAACCAGAAAACCTGTATCATCAGGCAGTGGCGGTGGTGGTAGTAGTGGTAGTAAAGCAAAAGAACCTTCTAAACCAAAATAGATGGATACCACTAAACAAACTGATGTAGTAAAAAGATATAAAGAAATTGATGATGCGCTTGATGATTTATCTGATGAATATGATAGAGCTTCTAAATCTGCAGATAGATTATGGGGCGAACATCGTTTAGATGCTCTTCGTGAACAAAATGCTTTAATTGAAGAGTAGCAAGAATTGTTAGCTGAAAAATAGCGTCAAGCAGAACGCTATATGAAACAAGATCAAGTTGCTTTACAATAGGCTGCAGCTGCAGCGGGATTAGCCTTCTCATTTGATGATAAAGGTAATATTACTAATTACACTGACTAGATGACTGTCCTTTATAATCAGTTAGCTGCCGCAGAATCTCGTTACAATTCTCTTGCTACTGGTGAAGCTCAAGAGTCTTATGAAGAAACTATTCTTGACCCTCTAAAAAATAAGATCCAAAACATTGAAGATGCAATGGAGTTATACGAAGAGAGTAAAGAATTATTTGAAGAATTGGGTATTAACATTGAAGATCTTCAAGATTAGATTATGCAAAATAATTATGATATTATAATGGACGGTTTAGAGCTTCATATTGGTTTTAATGAAGAAGATTTAGAAATAATTAATTATTATTTATCTAAGATTGAAGATGATTTTTATTCTATGGCTGAAGCTGCTGCTTTAATAGCAAATCCAAAAGGAAATAGTCAATTGACTGAGTATATTTCTAATTTAGAAGAATATGAATCTTCTCTTCAAGGATTAAATAAAGCTTATGTCGCAGGAGAAATTACTGAAGCAATGTATCAAGAAGGCTTAGAAGAAGTCCGTTCTGGTATTAGAGATAATTTAAGTTCTTTAGTTGAATTAGATAATACTATGAAAGAGTATTATAGTAAAACTCTAAATATGGCCTAGGAAGAATTAGCGAAGTATACTGACCGTATGGAGCATCAAACTGAAGTTCTAGAACATTATCAATCTTTAATGGAAATTCTTGGCAAAGAAACTGACTATAACGGTTTAGGAATTATTCTTGAAGGTCAAGCAAAAACTATTGAAAATCAAATGAAGGTTGCTAAAGAAGCATATGCTATGTATCAATCTGAAGCAGATGAAAAGAAGAAATTGCTTGATTAGGCTATTGCCACAGGAAATACTGAAGCTGCAGAAGTATATCAGAAAGAATGGGAAGCTGCTAATGCTGCTGCCATGGAAGCTCAACAAGATATGCTTGATAAAACTGAAGAGTGGGCTGATGCATTACGAGCAATACTGGAGAATAAACTATCTGGTTTCGCTCAAAATTTAGAGAACGCTCTGACCGGAGGCACATCTTTTGATACTTTAACTACTTCTATGGAGCGAGCAGCTAGTCTACAAGAAGAATATTTAACAACGACTAACCAAATTTATGAGACTAATAAGTTGATGCGCGTTGCACAGCAAGCTATTGATAATTCCACTAGTAGTATTGCAAAGCAAAAACTAAAAGGATTTATTAATGAAACTAAGCAATTGCAAGATCAAACAAAGTTAAGTAAATACGAGTTAGAAATTCAGCAAGCAAAATATAATTTATTATTGGCTGAGATGGCTCTAGAAGATGCTCGTGATGCGAAAACTGTTGTTAGATTAAAGCGTGATAATGAAGGCAATCTTGGTTATGTATATACCGCAGATCAAGATAAGTTGGCCGAAGCGCAACAAGAGTTAGAAGACGCACAAAATAGTTTATATAATATTGGATTGGAAGGCGCTAATGAATATAGTGAAAAGTATCAGCAAACCATGAGTGAAATGTATGATACATTTACTGAACTCCAAGAGCAGTATTTGAGTGGTGAATTCGAAACTGAAGCTGAATATCAAGATGCTATGTTAAAAGCTAAGGAATATTATTATGAAAAATTGAAGAGTTATTCTTCTCTGCATCAAATAGCATTGACTACAGATAGTCGAGTCATTGCAGATGCTTGGTCTTCTGATTATAGCGAAATGATTTTCAATACTGAAGATTGGATGCGCGCAGTTACTGAATATGTTGGTAATGTAAATCTTGCATTTGACGAATGGGAAGAAAATGTTGATACTATTACTAATGAGACTCTTGGACCAAATCTTGATACTCTTGAAGATAACGTTAAAGATATTACAGATGCTAATGATGCTTTAACTGATTCTATCGTAAAAGATGGCGGCGTTATTGACGCTATTGAGTCTGAATTGGATCAAGTTAGTGAATTGACTGGTAAATACGCTAATTTAAGACAATAGATTCAGGGACTGATTGCGGATCATGAAACTCTTATGGTACGTATTGGCAATGAACCTAATCCTTACACTCCTCCTGGAACTGGTACTTCTGGAAGTTCTTCTTCTAGCGGAGGTAGTAGTGGAAGTTCTAATTCTGGTAATTCTTCTAGTGGTAGTGGTCGAGGTTCTAGTACAGCAAGCACATCTTCTGGAACTAGTACTAAAGAAGCAAGTGCTCCAGAATATAGTGACACTACTAAGCAAGGAGTTGCTCTCGCAATTTGGAATGGTGGTTTTGGTTGGGGTAACGGTACTACCCGCCGCAACCGGTTGGATGAAAAAGGATTTGATCCCGAAGAAATCCAGCGTATTGTTGATATTACTAATCCTAATGGAGATTGGCGTACTCGTTATGGAATTTCTGACTTAAGTAAGTATGCTTATTCTAGTTTTGATACTGGTGGTTATACTGGAGCTTGGGGTTCTTATGGTAAGTTCGCTATGTTACATGAAAAAGAATTGATTTTGAATCCAGGTGAAACTGAAAACTTTTTAGCAAGTATGGAAGTATTGCGTAGTATTATCAAGATGATTGACTTACAAAGCACTGCTTCTCAGCTAGGTGGATTGTTACATAGTCCTGGATATTACGCTCCTCAAACTTCTGAGGTATTAGAGCAAAATGTTCATATTGAAGCTAGCTTCCCTGAAGTAACTGATAGATATGAAATTGAAGCTGCTTTGACTTCTATCGTCAATCGTGCTTCTCAATACGCTAACCGTAAATAAATTTTTGGGTAGGTTGTAGAAATACAACCTACCCTTTTTCTTATTTGGTCTAATATAAAAAATTGACTTTTCTAAATTTTTATGATATAATAGATTATAAGAGAGAAAGGAGATATTGGTTGTGGTAATAGATTATGCTGAGGAACTGTTAAAAGCAGTTGATATAGTTGTAGAATAGCGTATTCGAAATATCCAAATGGATACTACAATTATTTGTACTGTTACTGATAATACAGAAAAGAAAAGTGGCATATATCAGGTAACTGATGGTGCCGCAAAATTTACTGCCAAAACCGATGCCAATAGTAGATATTATAATGTCGGAGATACTGTAAGAGTTCTTGCTATTAAAGGCGATTTGGGTAACTGTTATATTAGTGGTAAATATTCTTATAATGATGACAGTGATCCCTTAACTTATATTTCTCCATCTGAAACTGTTGTTGATATGACTGATAATCTGATTCCAGGTAAAGTAGATGCTTGGGGCATTACCGCAAATGGCGATGAAACTCAACTTCCTCTTTGGAGTGTAAATTTATCTAATTCAGATTATAAAGATTTACAAACTAACAGTATTTATAATACTCTTAATCTAAAGGCAGATTTTAAATGTCTTTTATCTAATTATAAAATGAAAACAGGTACTTATGGTTTAATTTTACGATTAGATGTTAGACCAACAAATGATAATAGCCAAACAATTAGTCAATGGGTATCATTAGATTCCACAGATATGTTTGGTAATCCATATGCATTTATGGTATATTCTACACAAGAAGCCACATTCGATATTTCTGGATTGGGCACAATTGAAAGTCTTCAATTATTTTTATATCAAAATGATGATTTTGAATTTTATAATGATAAAGGTTTCCCTGAGCGGTTACCTGCGGTTGATTTCAGTAATATTCTTGTGAAGAATATTTATTTGAGTTTTGGCTCAGATTTAACTAAAGTAGAAGATAATACTTTACAAATTTATACTGGCGATAGTGCTATTTATAATATTAGCGACGATGGTAGTAATTCTCGTGACATCGGATTGCTATGGTATAATAAAGACGAAGATAATACTTATATTGGTTTTAGTGATGGTATTTATGACCCCGGTTATGATGAAATTACTTATTTAGAAATAAGTGAAGTTGATAGTCGTTTGGTCGCTCAAATGGGCAAGGACGTTCCTAATGATGAAATTGCATTAGGGATTTCAGCTGATATTGAAGAGGCTCAACCGATTTTCAAAAATCTTCGTAATGCTTTAACAAGAGATTTAAGAAATAACTTAACTTCTTATCGAGATTAGATTCAATCAATTGAGACTTTTAAAGACGATTTTGAACTTCTGTTATCTGAAATTTCAATTGTCGGTTAGCAAATTGAAGAAGATCAAAAAACTATGACAGAAGAATATGCTACAATTTTATCTGCGGCAAAAAAAATTCAAGATGGTATTGTTGTAGCTAAACCAAATCAAACTGTTACAATTGATAAGATAAAAGAAAAAGTAAATTCTGTTATTGGGGATACAGATGCTTTATTGTCAGCAACAGAGACTGAAATAAAAGATAAATATACTGGTTTTGTAAGTATATATGATACTTATGAGGCTCGTATTGAAAAAGTCAAAAAGTCAATTACTGGTTATATCGATCAGCTGAATGCATTATTAGCTGATGATGCCAATAAGATGGATGCTTTCTTCCTGCCAGGTTATAATTTTGAGCCTTATGGAAGAACTGATTTTAGTGAATATGATAATAAATACTGTATTTACTGGTATCGGTATGAACCTGGTTATGCTAACTTAGAAGAAAGATTCCTTGAAACAGGATGGCATAGATTATCAAAAAAATTAAATGTTGGATTGCCTTCTGCAAAACTAAGTGAAGATAGTATTTATAATGCTAAAAAAACATTAAATCCAGAAGGAATTTTAGAAGTAGAATTAGATACTCAATACGTAGAAGAAAAATATATGGCAGTATTATTCTTTAATCATAATATGTATAAGAGTAATATTCTAACTTTTACAAATGCAAATCCTCCTGTAGATGAGAAGATTGTAGACTAGGCTGATGCTTGTCGCATTGAGCATGGAGATAACTCTCAACCTTCTTATCAAGTTTATGGATTAAATAACTTATTAGTAAATGCGGCCGATGGTTATCGTAAACGCGAACTGTTATTGCGCTATGAGGGCTTGACCGCAGGTGATGAAGCATTATACGGAGCGCAGATTTTCTGGTACATTCCTAAAAATTCAACTATGTTGAAATATGAACTTGAAGATTTTGACAGTTCTTGGTCTAATGATGAAAAGGCTATGCCTGGAGTAACTTCTCCTTATTCTAAGACTGGTTATGTATGCTTCTATAAAACAATCGGTGGTACAGAAAGCACTGACGAAGATGGAAAAGTTCATTATGAAATTGCAAATCGAGACAGATATTTTACATACCGCATAAAAGATTATTATTCTCAAAGTTTTACAAATAATACAATTTATTGTAGAGTTGTAAAACCTAATTATTATGACTGCAATGCAGAGATTTCTTTAATATTTAGTAGCTTTGGTACTTCTGGAACAGATTATACTTTAGTAATTTCTCCTAATACCGCAAAAGCTGCGGCAGATGGTGTATTAGAAGATGGAGCTAATCTTCCTCTTGGTCTGGCATTATATGATTATGATAATAATCGAATTAAGATTTTGGATAGTGCTCCGGCAGTTGATAATCCAGATCCATACTTAGCAAGTTTAGAATGGATTGGTCCTACTGGATATTATGCCGCACCAGTCTACAATAGTGATCCTAAAGGATATGGTGTTGAAAGAATTAATATCACCTTAAAAGAGAGCGAAGGTCCATTGCAAAAATACTATAATGGTATTTTGAAAGCGACAGTCCCTTACCCTATTGATGAATTAGGTGAAATTATCAATTTAATTTCTATTTATACTGTTCCTTATACAGCTGGAAATTATTATATTGAAGGTCCTGGTATTGTAGTTTATAACTCTGATGGAGTTAATCCTACTTATTATAAAAATCCATATAAGATTTTTAGACGTAAGGAAGAAACTGATGCTGATGGTAATGTAATCCATGAAGCTGATTCTGAAGTTACTGGTGTAACTTGGAAGATTATGTATTATAAAGAAAATGGCGATATTATGACTGCCACAGATTGGGGTCAATCACAATATGCTGTTTTACAAAGTTATATGCCTAAATTGAATGAGCGAAATTGCTTGATTCCTTGTCATATTTTCTTAGAAAATAATGGTGGTACAATGGTTTATCCAGTTGTTACTTGTGAAGATGAGGATGCAGTAGTAATTTGGGCTCAGCCAATTTATTGTATGAAAAATAGATACGCTTCTGCTATGATCAATAAATGGGACGGTAGTCTAGTTATTGATGAAGAGAATGGAACTATTATGTCTACTATGGTAGGTGCGGGCCGCAAGAACTCAGAAAACCAATTTGAAGGTGTTTTACTGGGCGATGTAAATACCGCCTCTGAAGATAATGCTACTGGCGTAGGCTTATATGGTTTCCACAAAGGAGCGCAAAGCTTTAATTTCAATGTTGATGGTACTGCTTTTATCGGTAAATCTGGTAGAGGTAGAATCAAGTTTGATGGAAATACAGGTACTATTACAAGTGCTTCGTATGAACAAGCAAAAGATTCTTCTGGAATGAAAATTGATTTAGATGATGGTATCATTGACATGAAGGGAGCTAAAATTGATGCTACTACTGGTAAGTATGTAGCAGATACTGCAAGTCATATTCATATTGATGTAAAAAGTCCTTATTTCAAGATTGATAGTGTTAAAGGTAAAACTTTAATGTTTATCGGCGGAGAGAAAGAAGGATATTATTTACAATCTGACGAATATAATGAAACAAAATTTACTTTGAATGAGACTGAATCTAATGGCTTAACTACACCAACTACTGATACTACTGGTACCGGTATGCGATTGGATTTAAAAAATGGTACATTAGATGCATTTGATTTTTATTTAACTTCAAAGAATGTAATGTTAAATTCAAAAGATTCAAGTAAACCTTATTTTGTTATTAAAGATAATTGTAACAATATGCTTATGCATATTGGTGGTACTAAGTTCTGGCTAAAATCTGCTGATTATAGTGAGACTGCAGCTGGTGAACCTGAATCTGGTATGAAAATTGATTTATCTACTGGTAAAATTGATGCTTTTAATTTTTCATTAGTTTCTAGTAGAGTTAAATTGAGTACTAGCGGAACAGTAACAAAACCTTATTTAGAAATTGTTGGTAATGATATAACTTTAATGCATATTTCTGAAGCGGGACAATATATTCGTTCTAATACTTTTATTCGAGAGGCTGCTGGTACTCCTGGAACAGGTATGGAAATTAATCTTGGTACTGGAGAATTTACAGCTTATACATTTAATTTAAAAGCTGGTAATGCTTCTACTGGTCAATTAAGAATTGATAGTAGTGCCGCACAATATCCTTTGTGGATAGGTACAATTGATAAAACCTATGATCCTGAAAATGATGATCCAGAAGATATAATTCCTAATTTTAAAGTTGATTGGGCCGGCAATTTTTATTCACAAGGTGGTAAATTTACCGGAGCAATTCATGCAACTAGCGGTACTCTTGGTAGTTTAACTGTTAGTGGTGTTTTGACAGGTGGTACTATTTCAGGTGCTACTATTGAAGGTGGCGTGTTAAAAGTAGGTCCAACCTCAGGAGAAACTGGTTATCAGTTATATGCTGATAACAAAGAGGTTGTAATTAAAAATGCAAAAATTATAAATTGTGATATTTAGAGCGGCGATGGAGCTCCCACAGGTACTGGTGGATTTAGTGTCACTCCAGCGGGTATTATGAAAGGTTTTGGTTGTAGTTTAACAAATGGATCTTTTACCACTTGTACTGTAATTGATTCTTTATATATCGGAGGAACTGTGGATGGAAAGACCGTTTCTGGCAATATTTATTTAAATGGTAATAATAAAATATATTTTGGTTCTGGTACTGGTAATTATTTATATTTTTCAGATGATGGTCGTGTTTCAGTAAGTGCTTTAACGGCTTTTTATGCTAATAAAATAAATGCTTCAAAAATAACTGCTTATCAAATTGTTGGTGCGCTAGAATCGAATGGCATGGAAGACTATAATACTCAAGTGTTATTTACTTCAGGAGCAAAAGTAAAAGGTCATTATTTATCAGCAGAAAATTCTTCTGGAGCTTTACTATTTTCAGCAGGTGATAATACCGCTGGTTTATATGCTAGTAGCGTTTATTTAGGTGGTACTAAGACCGCTTCTGTTAATGTAGCAGATGGTAATGGTAGTGTTGTAAGCTTAGAGGCATATATAAAATCAATAATAAAAGATAGCGTTACAGTATCTGTGACTTCTGGAGCTAGTGATACAACAGTAACTGGTGGAACAGATGGGGTTTATACAGTAACAACAACAGATAATAAAACTGTTACAGCATCTTAGACAATTTGTTGTTATACATATACACAACCTTCTGGAGGTTATTTTTCTACTACTGAAACAGCTGGTAGTCCGCCATCAGGTTCTTACTATACTTATTGTACTAAAGATAAATCTCAAACAAAAGATGTTTCAACTTCTGGTACAATTCAAGTAGCTGTTACTATTAAAGATTAAAAAGGAGAAAAAGGAGATATACGTTATGAAAATGACAAATTTAGAAATTTATAATACTGCAAGTCACCTTATGGAGGCTTTCAGTGATGGTAATCAAAAATTACCTGTTAAATTGAATTTCTTCTTACAGAAGAATAAAAAGACTTTATTGGGTTTAGCTCAAGAAATTGAAGAGGCTCGTTTGAATGTTGCTAAAGAACTCGGCGTTCAAAATGAAAATGGTGGATATACCGTCGAACCTGAAAATGTTGATAAGGCCCAAGCTGAATTAACTCAGTTGTTTAATATTGAGCAAGAGGTTGACATTGCTATGATTAGTTATGATGATCTCGATCCTGGTATGACAATGACTGCTGCCCAGATGGAAGCATTATTGTTCATGATTAAGTAATTATATGGGCTACTGGAAATTTTCCAGTAGCCCAATTTTTTAGAGAGAAAGGAGTTAGAGTTATGAAATTACATCCACCTGTTATAGATGGTAAATTACCTGCTTTTGCGGGAACCTCAATGAATATTCCTTTTATGTTGAATCGTGCAGTTGCTCTATCTGATTTGAATGAAGCCACTCCACTAAAATTGAAAATTAAAACTGTAAAAACCAACAGAGAGATTGGTACTTTTAGTGGTCAATATATATACAATAAAGCTACGGGTAATTATCATGCTAACTTTATTTTATCTGAAAAGAAAAATGAAATAAAATTTGGTACTTTTTATAAAGTTCAAATTGCTTTTGTTTCTAAGGATAATACTGTGGGTTATTATTCTACCGTAGGAATTATTAAATGTACTACATACCCCATCGTAAAAGTTTAGGGACAAAGTGATAATTTATCTAATAGTTATGAATATGTTGGTGTTTATCAACAGCCAAGCGAAGGTAATAAGTATGATACAACAGAAAAAGCTTACTCTTATTGTTTTGAATTAAGGGACATTGATGGAAATATTGTTTCTACAAGCGGAACTCAAATTCATAATAGCTCTTATGATACGGAGCCAGAAGAGATGCATGACCACTGGGTTTTGCGAAAGAATTTGAAAGAAGGAGTTCCTTATTATCTTACTTATAAAGTAACTACTACCAATGGATTAGAATGTGAAAGTCAAAGTTATCCAATTGTTACTCAAGAAAGCGTAGACTCTTCTCTTCAAGAGAAATGTGATTTAATTGCCACTTCTAATTTTGAAGATGGTTTTATTCGTTTAAGTTTACGTCCAAAAGTGAAGCATGGTGTTATTGATGGTAGCTTTGTTTTGTCTCGTTCTTCTAGCGAAGATAATTTTGATAGCTGGAATGAGATTTACCGATTCTCTTATAAAAATCTTCATGTATATGGAGATATTGGAGAATCTGCGGACTTATTAACAACTCACCCAGATTTTTGGGATAAGAATGATTTAATCCTTTGGGAAGATTTTACTGTGCAACAAGGTGTTCAATATGTTTATTCTATTCAAGCATTCAATGCTCAAGGATTATTTTCTAATCGAATGATAAATCATAAATGGACACTAGCTTATCGTGACAATGATATGAATGCCGCAGGCGACTATGAAGAGCCTGATGGTTATGATGAATACCGCAGAGGATATTATTTTGACAGCACTCCAGAAACTATTACAGTTGATTTTGAAGATATGTTCTTATTTGATGGCTCTCGTCAATTAAAGATTAGATTTAATCCAAAGGTTACTTCTTTTAAGTCTACTGTTTTGGAATCTAAAATTGATACTTTAGGCGGTAAATATCCATTCGTATTTAGAAATGGTAATGTAGAATATAAAGAATTCCCTGTATCTGGATTATTATCTCTCATTAGTGATCCAAATGAGTTCTTCTTAAAAGGTATTTAGACTGAGAAGTTATTATATCGTTCTTAGGCTAATGGCGATGAAATTATCGGTCCAGGAGATACTCATGTAACTATGGATAATTTACGCAGAGAACGCGAATTTAAAATGGAGGCTTTGTCTTGGCTAACAAATGGCAAGCCTAAGTTGTTCCGCTCTCCTAGCGAGGGTAATTTTATTGTTCGTATTATGAATGTATCCATGTCTCCACTTGATGTAGTGGGACGTATGCTTCATAGCTTTAGCGGAACTGCTTACGAGATTGCGGAATGCACTTTTGATAATCTAAATACATATGGATTTATTTCTGCTCCTGATAGAGATAATCGCGATCTGAAAATCGGTTAGATTAGACTTGCGGACGCCGCAGATCCCAAAAAAGATGTACAAGGATTTAGTGCAGAAGGTAATAAAATTACCACTCCCGCAATTTATCGAGCTAGCTTTACTGGTGTCGCTCCTGGAACAATTTTTGCATTAAACTTTGAAGATGGATATGGTAATGTTGAAATTGAAATTGGCTATACGGGTACTTATTATGTACAAGTACAGGATAAACCAATTACTTCAATTACTTTATTAAAATCCGCAGATATTGATAAATTAGATTATACTAAGAAACCTGAGACCGATGATTGGAGAGACGCATATTTAACTTTCTGTTATTATGATAGTAATCCTACTGATAATTTTAGTAAGATTACAAGCATCGCAGTACAAGACGAATTTAGACAATTTATTGGCACTGGCTTTAATGCTAATCTTATTTCTTTTTTGGAAGATATTCGTCGATAGACTGGTAGATTCCATTATTTGCGAATTAGCGAAAGACCAATTCGTCAGATTTATAAAGATAGTAACGGAGTTTGGTTCTTTAATCCACAGTTCACCGATCGTATATATGATACTGAATGGGATGCTAGTGTAATTTATCAAGTCGGAAATTCAGGAACTTATTATAGCGGTAAACCTCGTTCTCCCATGGGTAAGCCTGATTATCGTCTAAAGATTGTAAATGGTGATGGCGAGTATGAGGATGAAATCAAATTCGATGGTAGAAAATCACCTGGCATCGAATTAGATAAATGGTGGCCTACTAATTCTTATAATAATGGTCGTATCAATAAATCTTCTGGTACTCACAGTAGAATTGATGCGATTACTGGTGTTGATAAAATTGATGGAATTTATATTGGCACTGGTTTAATGGTTGAGATGGCTTATCGTGTTAAATTCTTAGGATATGATGTTGAGACTAGTAGTAGTGCAGTTAGAAATGCTAAAGCAACTTGGCAGGCTGCAATTGAGAATTGGGAAGCTGTCACTGGTGATGCAGAATCTACCAGAGAACAAATTGATGCTAGTTTACAACAAATTGAATCTGCTTATGCAAAATATATAGAAGCACTTGAATATGCTTTGGCACAGGAGGTTGAAGATTAATGGTTTATGATAAAAATTTTTTATTAGAGTTAGATAGAGATAAAAACAAAACCATTTATGCTCGTATCACAGCTTTGCGCTTTGATGAATCTCCTATTGAATTTATTGAAGGTCGTGTAACGCAGGGTTCCATCAATATCGATGGAACCTCTGCCATCAGACGCTCTTGTTCTTTAACCATGGTCGCCGCAGATTTTGATTATCGAAATTATTATTGGGGACTGAATACTAAATTCAAGTTAGAAATTGGATTGGAAAATTATATCAATCCTGCCTACCCAAAAGTATGCTGGTTTGATTAGGGTGTCTTTTTAATTACTCAATTTAATACAAGTCGTAATGCCTCAAGTTTTAATATTTCTGTATCTGGTAAAGATAAGATGTGTTAGCTAAATGGTGAAATTGGTGGTAATTTTGAATCTTCTGTTGATTTCGGTCAAATTGAAGAACAAAATCCTGATGGCTCTTGGAAAATTACTAAACTTCCAATTCATCGTATTATTCGCGAAATGATTCACCAATACGCCGGAGAGCCTTTTCACAATATTATTATCAATGATTTAGAAGAATATGGTTTAGAGCTTTTAGAGTATCAATACGATGTTCCAATGTTTTTATACAGACATATTGATTCTCCAATTTATACAAACGCTTTATTAAAAGGTGAAGTCGAATGTAAGGTAGACAGAGTTAATCCAGAAACAAAAGAAGTAGAGCGAGTATCCATTCAAGTAAAAGATTTAACTAATACAGAATTAGAAATGTTAGTTGATCCATTGACTGGAACACCTAATCCCTCTGAAGTATGGATTTGGGACAGTGAAGAAAAGCAAGATATTCCTTATTATTTTGCTAAGATTGAAACTAATTAGACTGCAGGTTATCGAACTACTGAGTTAACTTACCCAGGTGATTTGATTGCGGCCGCAGGTGAAACAGTTACTTCTGTTTTAGATAAGATCGTAAATATGCTTGGTGAATTCGAGTATTTTTATGATTTATAGGGACAATTCATTTTCTAGAAAAAGCGTTCTTTTGTCAATACTTTATGGTCTCCATTGGTTGATAGTAGTTCCGATGATGAGGATGGTTCTTATGATGAACAATATGTAGAAAGCTTGGCGATTGCTTCCTCTCAAAGTTATGTATTCCATGAAGGAGAGCTAATTACTGCTTTCAATAATAATCCTAATTTGACTAATATGAAAAATGATTATTCAATTTGGGGTACTCGTGCTTCCGTTCAAAATACTGAAATTCCAATTCATATGCGCTATGCAATTGATAAGAAACCAACCTTCTACCGCACATATGACGGAAGTAAATTCTTTACAACTGAGAAAAAAACTGATGAAGATTTATATAATGAAATCTTTAGCGAGCTATATGAAGAATTTACTAAAAAGCCAAATCCAAATGGATTACCGGAAGATTGGTGGGATATTATGGATTGGGCTGAAAGATATAAAATGCTAAAAGGTTTTTATCCTCCTGGACGTATTGGCCAATACTGTTCTGAAGCAGTAAGTAAAAGAATTGATTTAAATTCTTATTTCCCTGCTCCTCCTGAGGATTAGAATTTGAATGATAGTAGAGGTAAATGGAATCATTATCGTGACATTTATATCTTTGATGTAGAAAGTGATGGAACTCTTGGATATTATGGACATTATAATGGATGTACTCATTATTATGAATATTTCTTAGAAAGAGCGTTAGAAGGATTAGGAACTTCTTACATTTATAAGCCAGAAATTCCCGAATCTGAAGGCGGCGATGTAAGTAATATTGTTGTTGATATTATGAAAAATCGTGTTTATAATCAAGATTGGCGAGAAATTATTTATCAAATGGCTTTAGACTATTATCAGCATGGTCAAGAAGAAGATTTTGAGCAACGGATTATTGAAAATAATTATCCTTATTATCCTACTGGATTGACTGGATATGAATCTTATTATATTGATTTACAAGGCTTTTGGAGACAGTTATATTATCCCATTGAAAGAACTGTGCAAGAATACCAAGATGAAAAAGCAAAATTAATGGAAGAGAAAGGGTTCATTGGAAATTTTATTTATACTCCTGAATATATTGAAGAGAACAAAGAAGCATTATCTAACCTAGATAAGAAATTTGATTATTTCTTCTATGTAAGAAAAGAAAAGGACGAAGAAGGCGTAGTGCATGAGCTAGATCGATTTGGACCTGAGCAAGAAGAAGATGAAACAGATGACGCTTATGCGGAAAGAATAGACGCATTGTTATTACAATTCCAAGATGCTTTATACGTCACTTTAACTGAAATTGAAGAGCTTATTGCGAAGTGCGATACAAAAATTGAAGCAGTTGAAGAAGAAAGCTCTTATTATTATACCAAAGATGAACTTTATCCTCATTGGCGTAAAGATGTTTATGAATCTCCTTAGAGCTTGAATTTCTGGTTTGACTTTTTAGATACAGATGGAGAACTGGCACAATTCAATGTGTAGAATGTCGGTCGTAGGCCAAAAGTTGTAAATGATTCAAGTGTAAAATCCATTTATTTTAGAGATACACCGGACATTATTTTTAGAACTGCTGATGAGGGAGAAATAATGACTGGTTATAGATACATTTAGGCTCCAATGATTGAGACCATGTTTAAGATTAGTACTCAAGGCAAATCCGCAAAAGATAAGTTAGATGAACTAATTTATACTCATGGATATTGCATTGAAAATGCTACAATTACAACTATTCCAATCTATTATTTGGAACCTAATATTCGTGTGCATTTATATGACAACGAAACCAATCTATGCGGAGATTATATTATTAGCAAATATACTATTCCATTAGCATATAATGGAACAATGAGTATTACTGCTACTAAAGCCGCAGAAAATATTGTTTAAAAGGAGGACGGACGAATTGAAAGCTATTAGACAATTTAGATATTATGGATCTGATTTGATTAATAATGAATTTGCCAAAATAAATAATTATCCAAATGATCCTTCTTTCCCAGAAAGATTGATCGGTGGTAATATTTTTAATGAATATAGCGCAATCACAAAGCTTGGTATTCAAGGTCGTCCAGGTACAATGTTCTATTTGAATGATAGTAATTACCCAATCGTCATTGGCGAGACAGGTATTTATGAGATTGATTTAGAAGGTTATGGACAGATTTTCCGTATCAAATTTGACGGTCCTTCATTGAAGTGGTACGATGAAGATGGCAAAGGCGACCGTCTTCTAATTGACATTGTATTTGAAGGGTCAGGTGGAAGCGCATGAGTTTTTATGGTAGCATATATTACCAATTAGTTGATGCTTTCAATCGACTATGGTTTAGTAACTAGGGAAAAGACAGCATTATTTTCCCCGGTGAAGATAAATTAGTAAATCCAAATCCTGCTGAGGGTGTTCCAGAAGATACTTTTGAATATCATTCTCCTGGACGCCAAGGTGTTATCGACTTAAAGTCTGGTAACAGATGGATTGTTTTTACTTAGAATGAAGAAGATAAATCTTTCAAGATTTGGCATAGAGAAGCAGATGCCGAGAGTAATGTTCCTGGTAATGGTTTTTATCATGTTCCAAATATGTATTTGGTTGTTTAGCAAGATGGAGAAAAAATCGAATAGGTTATTGATAGATGTATTCAAGAAACTTCTGACAGAATTGCAGAAGAGGGCGGAACTTTTACTTTAGAAGAGGGCTGTAGAGTAGTTGTTGAAATTCCAAGCAAAGAAGATAATGTTGATCCTTCTCATGCAATCTATAAATATACTATTGATGGTGAATGGGAAGAGGAATTAGAAGCAACTCAAGGAATGGTAACCATTCTAAATCCCGATGATTTCTTTGTAACTACTGAATCTTATGCTGTAGATGGAGCAGGACATATGATTCCTGGTACTCGTCATTTATACAAGATGCCAAAGTCTGATGTTCAAGAAGAAATTGATGCTCTAAAGGCTCGTATGACGAAGAATGAAGAGCACGATGGAGAGCAAGACGACGATATTGATCTATTGGAAGAATATGTCGGTGATTGGAATCTATACAGAGGCGCAACCAATGATAAAGGATTTAATTATTGGATGCCGGGTGTCTCTGATGCCATTGGCGATATGTGTGAATTAATCGCAGGTCACCAAAATACTTTTAATGAAGATGGAAGCGTCAAAGATGTTTGGTCTGACTGGGAAGACCATCGTGATGTTAATATTGCTCGTGTTATCGGTAACTTAACACTATTAAGAGAAAGCTTAAAATCTTTTGATAATGCTCATTTTAGAGTTGATGATACTAAAATGAGTGATATTAGCTTGATTGATGTTATTTTGTATATTAAAGATAATTTAGTTGCGACAAATACAACAACTCTTACTGGTCATAAAGGAAGACTTGATAACTTAACTGACGATATTAATAGATTAACTTCAGATACTTTAGCTTTGACAAAACGTGCAGATGACTTAGAAGCAAAAGATATTGAAATTGAAGCTGATATTGATGCAATTAACGATCCTGCTACTGGCATTTTGATTACTGCTAAAAATTATACTGATAGTTTAGCCAATGGCGCTGTAAAAGCAAATACTGATGCCATTGCCGCGATTAATGATCCTACTACAGGTATTTTAGCAAATGCTAAGTCTTATACTGATAATTTAGCAAATGGAGCAGTAAAAGATAATACTAATGCTATTACCGCAATTAATGATAGTGAAACTGGTATTTTAGCAAAGGCTAATAAGTATACAGATGAATTAGCCAATGGTGCAGTAACAGATAATGCTAATGCTATTATTGCAATTAATGATGGCGAAACTGGTATTTTAAAATCTGCAAATAATTACACTGATGATGAAATTGATAAATTAGATTATACTGACAGTGCTGCCGATGGACAATATGTCTATTCTGTAAATGAAACTGATGGTATTATTGCAGTTGAGCATAAAGCTCTTCCTACTTATACTTTAACTTCTGGTAGTACCAATGGTACAGTCGCTTTCAATGGATCTGATGTAATTGTAAAAGGATTAGGTACTGCTGCTTATTCTAATACAGACGCTTTTGATGCGGCTGGTGCGGCCGCAACTGCCAAGAACGAGGCAATTGCTGCAGCTAAAACCGAAACTGAAAATCAGATATAGGCATTAACTGAAGGCGCTATTGCAACTGCCAAGAGTGAAGCAATTGCTGAAGCCAAAACTGAAACTGAAAACCAAGTAAAAGCATTGGCTGAAGGTGCTGTTGCAGACAACAGTGCAGCAATTGAAGATTTAGAATTATTGCTTCAAAATTACAATGAACTGGTTGCGAAGGTAGCTGAGCTAGAAGGCAGAATTGCTGCCCTAGAACCCGCACCCGAAGAACCAGATCCAGAAGAACCAGATCCCACTCCAGGAGATGAAGGTTCTGAACCCACTACATAATTTCTTTCTATTGAGAAATTAATATATATAAGTAAATAATTTTTAGGAAGGAGAGAGATTATATTGGCAAGATACGTTAAGTTTATGCGAGGTACTCCTACACAGTACGCCGCTTTGGTTGAAAAAGATATTGATACCCTGTATTTTATTGCTGAACCTACTGCTAGTGAAGGTTGCTTGTACTTAGGTAATAAGTTAATTGCTGGTAATGGCGAAAGCAATAGCGGAGATCTATCTGAATTACTAAGTTTAAACGACTTATCTGATGTCATTGTAAATTCCTTAGACTTATCTGATGCTTCCTTTCTAATCTACAATCAATCTCAAGGTGCTTGGGTAAATTGTAGTAAAGAAGCATTAGTATTTGTTGGCTCTTCTTCTTTGTCCGACGGTAAGGCTGGCCTAGTGCCAGCCCCCGCAAAGGGCGAAGAAAATATGTTCTTGCGTGCGGACGGCACTTGGGCCGTTCCTGAAGGCGCAGGAGCTGCTTCTAATGCTGTTGTTTATCAAGTAACCGCAGAAGCAGATGAGAGCAAGGAGGCCGCAATCGTTCGCATCGTAAATGGTGCTGAATTGCATAAAAATGATGTAGCAATCGTAAGAGTCTTAATTGCTAATGATATGTATGAGCATACTGCTTATGTATATGACGGTACAAATTGGGCCGCCATGGATGGCAATTATAACGCTGAAAATGTTTACTTCAAAAGCGATTTTGTATTTACTGAAAATGTAGGTACAGTAAAAATTCCAGAGTCTGGTAATATTGAAGTTCAGGCCGCAGGTTTGAATGTTGCTGAGTTCTTTAATAAGTTGTTCTCTGAGGTAAAAGATCCAACAATTACCGATGTAGAGTTCACTGTCTCCTGGGATGGAACTAAGACTTCTTATGAAGTTGGCACTTCTGTAATTCCTAAGTATACTTCTACTTTCACTCCTGGTAGTTATGAATTTGGCCCTGAAAGTACTGGCGTAACTGTTAGTAGTTATAGTGTTGTTGATACCAATAACAATACTGCTAATACAGCTTCTGGCTCCATGCCAGAAATTACCATTACTGATGATACTAAGTATTCTGTAGCAATTACTGCTACTTATACTGATGGTGTTAAAGCCTATAATAACTTACAGCAAGAAAGCGCAGAATATATCAAGGGTGGTTCCGTAACTAAGGCTACTAGTTCTATTATTGGTTATCGCGCTTCTTTTGTTGGTGTTGATAATGGTACTGGAGCTATTGACTCTGCTGTAATTAGAGGTTTAGCTACTTCTTGGAATTATAATGCCGGTAAGGTTATTACTGTTGACGCAGAAACTATTAATAATCCTACTCGTATTATTATTGCTATTCCTGCTTCTAATACTCGTAATGGTATTAAAGAAATTATTATGCCTGAATCTATGAATTATAATTGCACTGCTGACTATGTACAGCAAGATAATGTTATGGTTGAAGGTGCTAATGGTGCTACCGCTGCTGAGTATGAAGTTTGGGTTTATGCTCCAAGTAAAATGGGTGTTGATGAAGTCCATAAAATTACTTTGAACTAAGGAGGAATTGAAGAATGGCTGTAATTAGACAAGATTTTAATGTCATGTACTTGCCTGCTGCTATTCAGAGAAATAATCCAATTCCTCTGGATAGTACTGCCTTATGGTATGACTATGATTTGATGGCTGCTTATGCAGCTAGTGATCCTACTGCCTATGTAGGTCAGATTTTAAGCTTGGTTGTTGATGATGTAGCTAATGCTTATATTATTACTAACTTAGCTGGAGATTTAGAAAAAGTTGGCTCTGCTGTTGTTGCTGATAACAAAACTATTGTTTTGGATAATGGCGCAGTAGCTTTCAAAGATTTTGGTAAGCGTTATTATAAATATGACGCAGAAACCGAAGAATATACTTTACAGGAAGTTGATGAAAACCATCCTTGGATTGCTGGTCTAGAACCAAAAGTAACTAGTGAAGCCGGTCAATTGGTATTAGGTTGGTTTGAGCCAAATTCAACTACATTGGAAGGTGTAAATAGTTCTTTAAGCACTTTACAGACTTCTGTAAGTGATTTACAGGGTACTGTTGAGAGCTTGGGTATCCAGGTTTCTTTGAATGAGAAGGCTTTAGAGAATGTTTATACTAAAGAAGAGACCTTAGCTGAAATTGCTAAGGCTGGACATCTAGTATATAAAAAAGTTGATAGTTTAGATGACATTCAGGCGGATATTGATAATGAAGATGCTAATGTTTCTAATACTATTTACTTAGTTCCTGTTTTAGAAGGCTTAGTAAATGACGTATATGATGAATATATGGTTATTGATGGTGGGATTGAAAGATTAGGTTCTTGGGAAGTTAATCTTGATAATTATGCCACCAAGGATGATCTTGATGGAAAAGTTGATAAAGTTGATGGCTATGGACTAATGTCTACAGCTCAGACTGCTAAATTAGCTACCATTGAAGAAGGCGCTCAAAAGAACGTTATCAATGAAGTTAGTGATGAGTTTGAAATTACTGATGGTAAGTTAAAACTTATCAGCTTACCTGATACTGCTAATATTGCAAATCATACAACTATTTTATCTTTACAGTCTGGTATTGACTCTAAAGTCACTATTGTCCCAGGCAAGAGCTTAGTTGATGATACTCTAATTGCAAAGTTAGAGGCAATGAATGCAGAGGGCGAGAAAAATGTTATCAATGCGGTTGATGAAAATGAATTAGCAATTGATGAAAACCGCACTTTATCTATTGTTTCCGTAAGTGGTTCTAAGATTGCTGAATTGGATTTAAATGAAGATTTTAAGAATTTGTCTAATAATGTAGATAGTTTATCTACTGACTTAGCTGCTTTAAATGCTTCTTTACAATCTTTGGATACAACTTTAACTGCTTATAAGATTGAAGTTTCTCAAACTTATTTAACTAAGTCTGAGTTTGAGGATCGTTTTGCTTGGCATGAGTTATCTGACTTTGTCACTACTTAATATAAGGAGGATTACTAATAATGGCTGATGAAAAATTAAGTTTATTATTTAGAAGAGGTACAATCGACCAGATTTTAGCTGGCGATAATATTGTTCCTGGTGCCGTTTCTTTCTGTACTGATGAGCCTGGTATTTATCTAGATTTAACTACTGATGAAGGCGGCGGTGTTGCTAAGAGAGTCCGTGTCGGTGATTTCATCTCTGTTGCTAGCTTTGACGATATCAAGGCTGCTGCCGCAGCTGCTACAGATCCTGACAAAGCTTTCTCTGAGCATTGCTTATACTACTCTATCCAAGAGAATGCTTTGATGAAGTACAAGAAGAGCGAAAAGACTTTTGTACTTATCAATGATTTAAGTGATGTAAATGCTGATATTGCGGCCCTTGATGTTAGAATTACTACTAATGAGGGCTATATTAAGACCTTGCAAACTAATTTAGCTACTGAGACTACTCGTGCTACTAACGCTGAAGCCGCCCTAAGAAATCGTATTGATGCTTTAACTGGCGGTGGAGATGGCTCTACTGATTCTTTAACCCAATTAAGAGCAGATTTAAATGCTGAAATTGAGGCTAGAGAAGATGGCGATGAGGCTTTACAAGGCAGTATTACCACTCTAAGTGGACGTGTTAGTACCAATGAGGGTGATATCTCTAACTTAAAGACTTTGTTTGGTCAATTACCAGATGGAGTTGCTACTAACATTGTTGATTATGTAAATGCTAAGGTTCTTGCAGAGCAGGAACGTGCAACTGGTATTGAAAATGGCTTACGTACCGATGTAGATAAGAATACTGGTAATATCAGTACCTTAACAACTGGTTTGACTGATGAAGCTGCTCGTGCTAAGGCTGCTGAGCAAGCTAATGCGACTGCTGCTGCTAATGCTCAGTCTAAGGCTGATGAAGCTGCCACAGCTGCCGCCAATGAAGCTTCTCGTGCTATTGGAGTTGAAGGCAAGTTAAGAACACTTATTACTAACCTAACTAATACTCACACTACTGATAAGAATGCTTTAGAGCAGTCTATTACTGGTTTAACTAGTAGCTTAGCTGCCACTACTGGTATTGCTAACGATGCTAAGACTCAGTCTGACACTAATAAAGCTGGTTTAGCTCAAGAATTGGTAGACCGTGCCACTGGCGATCAAGCTAATGCTGATGCTATTGAAGCCTTGGATGGCGAATTGGCCGAAGAAGTCGAAAGACTGGAAGGTTTGATTGGTGAGGCTGGCTCTAGTGCTGATGCTGTTCGGTTGAATTTGAATAAAGAAATTGCAGACCGTCAAGCAGCTGATCAGGCTAATGCTCAAGCTATCGCTAATGTCGATACTGCTTTAGAACAGGAAAAGACAGCTCGTACTAATGCCGATACTGAGTTAGACGGAAAGATTACTACTGTTTCTAATGGTTTGGCTGCAACTGATGGTAAAGTTTCTACTTTAGAAAATTGGAAGACAACTGCTTCAAAACAAATTAAAGATTTAGAGGATTGGGCAACTGATACTGATGACACAATTCAGCAGGAAGCTCAAGCCCGTCAGACTGCTATCAATAATTTAAACAATGCTTTGACTTCTGAAACTGAGGCTCGTGAGAAGAGAGACGAAGAGTTAACTAATTTAATTAGTGCTGAAACCAAGGATCGTGAAGATGCTATTGCCGATGCTTTAACTCAGGCTGCTAATACTGCTGACGAAAAAGACCAGGCTTTGCTAGATCTGATTAATGAGAATATGGCTGCCGCAAACTCCATGTCCTTCAAGGGTAGCGTAACCGGTTATGACAGCTTACCTGCTTCTGGAATCCAGGCTGGTGACACTTACGTTGTAACTACTGCTTTTAGTAACGCTGAAACTGAGCCTCAGATTGGTGACTTATTGGTTGCTAGAGATGATCAGGCAGACGGTGCTACTTTAGCTGATGCTAATGCTAAGAAGGATTTCTTCATCTGGGTTAAGACTGGTTATTCTACTTTCAATGATCCTGAATTGGTTGTTGAAGATGCCAAGATCAAGATGAAGAGCCATTTAGGTGAAGTTTTAGGAACTGTTTCTGTTATTTCTGCTAGCGAGAATATTGTAACTAATATTTCTGGCGAAGGAAAAGACTGCACCGTAAATGTTAGCTTCGTATGGGGAACATTCTAATTCGGACAGAAAAGGACAATAAATAAGTTGTTATTTTCAAATCCTTATGAAGGATGATTATATGGAGAGGATAATATAATTATCCTCTCCATTTTTTTTATATTTGGATAGAAAGGAGAGCAACAATGGTAGATCAAAAAAATGTTTTACAATCTATTGGCGCCCGTGAGACCGGCAATGTTTTTAGACCTGTAAATTGTACTGAGCAAGACATGAAGAGAAAACGTGCTATTCCAGGCTACTTATACTTCACACAAGATTCTCATAAGATTTATCAAGGCTTAGGCTCTGGTGAATACCAGATGGTCGGCGGCAGTTCTAGTATTTTCTACGGCAAATATCCTATGACCGATGATGAAAAATACGGAACTAATGTTTTCTTTACTTTCTCTATGACTGAACATATTGAAGGAGAAAATGTTCCTGCCTTAGATTCTTTGATTTTGAATATACCTGATGGCGGTTTTTACAGAGTATTAAATGTTGATGGTGACGCCATTGCTGTAGAAAGACTGGCTATGTCTGGCGGCGGTGGAGATAACACTGGTCCTGGCTCTAATCAAAAAGGTAATATTACTATTGAATATTACAATGGCGCTGACGTTGATACTAATATCACTATCTTAAATGGTGTTGAGCATTGGATTGAGTTTACTATTACTGCAACTGATGAAGTTGGAGATATCTTAACTGAAACTGGTACCGCAAGTTGGGCTATTAATGGTAAGACTTATACTCAATCTGTAACTACTGGCTATAATAAATTCAGAGTTGATGAACTTTTACCCATGGCAAAAGATGGTAACTATACTCGTATTAACTTGATGGTCTATATGAATACTGGCGGTATCACTGATAACTATGCTAGTAAGCAATGGAATATCCAAAAAGTTGATTTGCGTTTAGAGTGGCCTTTCACTTATTCTGAAGATGAATATCGTAAAGATTCAACCTTTACTTTAGTATTCAAACCTTTTGGTGGTATTAATTGTACCGCTCATATTACTTTTGACAATGGTTCTACTCTAGGACAAGATTACTTCGAGGAAGATATTCCTGCTAATCGCGCAAACGGTAATGAATTTACTACTCAAGCAATGAAGAGTCTGTCTTATGGTGAGCATACTTGTTCTATTTATTTGGATGCCACTATCAATGAAGATACTGGAAAGCCAATTACTGTTAGAACACAAGAAATTGTTCATAGAATCACTTTCACCGAAGGTGGTACTTCTACAATTTTAACCGTCCCATTTGATCAAAAGACTGCTACTCAATATGACACTATTGAGATTCCATTCTTAGTTTATGACCCAGATACAACTGAATGTAGTGTTACTTTCTCTGTTAATGATAACGTAATTTCTACTCGTAGCTACAACAGAGATAAGCAATCTATTCCTTACACAATTACCACTCATGGTACTATTAAGTTAGCTTTAGAGTCTACTAATGGTGATACTAAGAGAGAATTCAATATCACTGTTGAACCTTTGGATTTGAACAGAGAAGAAGTTAGTGGTGCAGCTTTTAGCTTAAAAGCAATTAATTTCTCTGGTAATGATGAAGTTATTAACTGGGTTGGCGGTAGTGAAACTAAGCCTGTAAGATTGAACTTCTCTGATAATTTTGACTGGCGTAATGGCGGTCTAAAATATGAAGTTCTTGCAGATGGAAGCATTGAAAAGTTTATCTGTGTGCGCCAGGGTACTTGGATGGAAATTGACTATAAGTTATTTGAAAATTTCAAAACTGGTACTACCGGTGGTAAGAACTTTAAGTTCTGCTTCAAGGCAGCCAACTGTTATGATTATGAAGCTCCAGTTTTAAGCTGTATCCATTATAATTATAACGAAATTGAATTGACTGAAGATACTTATAGAACTAATAAGTATTATATCCTTTCTGGCTCTGATTATATTATTTCTAGAAATCCATTTGATGAAACTGCTACTTATTTTGAGAAAGTAAGAGTCGCTGAAATTGGTCTAGAATTTGATGCTCAGAAAGCAACTTTCTCTTCTGCTACTTATCCTAATTTCGCAACTCAGTATTGTGAAAACTCTTATATTGAAGTTGAAACTGAAATTTGGCCCAATGTAGGAGATAGACAGCAAGGTAGTAAAACCGTTTATGGTGATCGCTACTTAATGATTTGGGTTGATGGTGTTCCTGCAGGTGCTAAGCCTTACAGCCAAAACATGGCTTTACAGCAAAATGATGCTCAAACCATTCGCATTGGTTCTGATTCTTGTGACGTCTATGTATATACCGCAAAAGCATATGAACGTAGATTAACAAATGATGAACATTTAAATAACTTCGTTATGGATGCTCCTAGCGTTAATAAGATGCTAGAGCGCCATCGCCGCAATGATATTATTGACTCCAGTACCGGCGAAATTTCTTATGAGCTTTTGGTGCAGAAAAATCCTGGATGCCATGCTTATTTGTATGATATTCCAGAATTAACTACTAATAAAGAAGATAAGATTGATGGCTGTACTTATTATGAGTTGATTAATGAATATGATAATTTAGGTAAGCCATTTATGAGAGCAGATAAAGTTAGAACTTATGTTCAGGGCACTTCTTCTGCCGCTTATGGTGTTGCCGCATTTAACTTACGTTCTGATTTTACTAAAAAAGGTAAAATTTATGATAAGAATGGTAATGAAATCCCTGGATGGAGACCTTCTGATGAAGATGAATATATTGACATTGCTTGTACTAAAGTTAATGTTGCTTCTTGTGAAAATGCCAATAACGTTGTAAACGCAGAATGGTATAACAGATTCCAGCCTTACTGGGATGCTCACAGAAGAAAAGGTACTCGTTATGACAGTGATGGTAATTTATTATACAATCCTATGCGTGACTGTATGAAATTCCACTCTGGCGTTGTCTTCTTGAGAGACCACAATACACAATTCAAATATTTAGATGACAATGGAGATCCTAAGAGTGAAATCTATTTGGAGTCCAATGCATTTATCAACCCAACTAACCCTGATTGGGAAGCAAAATATGCCGCAGAACCTTATTTTAAGATGTATTCTATCGGCAATATGGGTAATGATAAGAAGAATTTGAATGTTTTCCATGATACTACCAATCCACGTGCGGCCTGTGTCGAAGTTCTAGATAACCAGAACGCAGAACACTGGATGACTATTTTCAATGAAAAAGCTTTTGAAAAAGAAGTTGTAGGTCAGGACGAAGAAGGTAAAGATATTACCAAGGGTCCATACTATGAGTTCCGTTATGGTCTTGTAGAAAATGAAGACTTGTTAGAAAATGAGCAGGGCATTACCGTAGAACAACAAGAACAAGATTTCTTGAGACTGGCTGAATGGTTCGCAATGAATGATCCAAGTCCATATGATGAGTTGTCTCACCCCAATGGATATACTGGTGAAGAATTGCCTGAACCTGTAACCTTTACTGATGATTTTGTGTTTGAAGGCTTCGATCCTCCTGGATACGAAGGCCAGCCAAATCCAACTGAAATTAGTCTAAAGGGTCAGAAAATTAGTCGTTACAAAGGTACTTATACCCACGACACTAAAGATTATCGTATCGCTAAAATGTTGTATGAATGTGAAGATTACTTGGTTATGGATTCTGTTGTATTCCATTATTTGTATATCTCTCGTCACACCATGGTTGATAACGTTGCTAAGAACACTTTCTGGAGCACCGAAGATGGATTCCACTGGGATCTAACTAAAAACTACGATAATGATACTTCTGATGGTAATGATAATACTGGTAACTTGACTTATACATATGGTCTAGAAGTCGGTGATATTAACCCCAATGGTAAAGATGTTTTCAATGCTTCTCCTTCCGTATGGTTGAATTTCATTCATGAATTAAGAGAGGCTCAGCAATATCTATTCCAGGAGTTGAGTAAGAAGGGTGCTTGGGATGCTGATGATTATCTAGCTGAATTTAAGGCTCACCAAGATATTATTCCCGAAATTTGCTGGATTCAGGACTATGAAAGAAAATATATTCGTCCTAGACGCTTAGGTCTTGATGAAACTACTTTCTTAAGTCGTCTAGAGGGTGGTCGTAAGACTCACCAGAGAAAGCAATATGAAACTTATCAAGAGTTCTATCTGAACTCTAAATATGTTGCAAGTACTGCTTTCACAGACAGTGCTGGTATCGAATTCCGTTTCAATAAAGACGGTGATTTCGCATTGCAACCAACTGACGTTCTTCCCATGACTTTCTATATTGATTGTTATGGCACTATCCACTTAGGTGGTCAGAAGAGAACTTCTACTCGTATTAAGAGAGGTAATTATTATAATGCCCCTGTCGGTGAATTGATTTCTGCCGCAAGCGATGCTACTTGCTATATTTATGGTGCAAGTATGATTCAAACAATTAAAGACTTGTATAAGTTGTATCCTGGTTATGCCAAGATGACTAATGCAAGTAAATTGCGTGAATTTGAAATCGGTTCTGATATAGAAGGTTATTATAACCCTCGTTTGAGCGAAGTTAGCGTTGGTACTAACGCAATGTTACAAAAATTCCAGGCTAGAAATGTCGGTAACCCCGAGAATATTTCTATCCTAAGCTTAACTAACGCAACTCAGCTAGAAACTGTTCTAATGAGTGGTAGTGCTTTCAAAGAATTGTCTTTGGCTCCTAACGCAACTACCAAAGAACTTGAATTAAACCCATTAGCAATCTTCTCTGCAACAAATCTTCTTGATTTGGAAACTGTTAGATTGGATGATGGAATTTATGATTCAATTCAGCAGGCTTACATTAATAACTGCCCTGGCTTAGATGTTTACACTTATCGCTTCGCAAAAGCTCCTTCTTTAACTAACTATCAATTTACCGATGTAAATTGGGTTATTAATGATGAGACTGAAGATGATTTCGTCTTAGATGCCGATAATAATGTTGTAGCCTTTGCCGCTCTTGAAAACTTAACTGATAATAATACTGGTCCTAGACTTGGTACTACTACTGTTACTGCTTTAAGCGGTACATTAACAGTTGATAAGGCTTGCGCTATTGATGAATATAAGATTTACAAAACTTATGCAAAAACTTATCCAAACTTGATTTTCAAGTACACTGATAAAGTTGGTGCTAATTTCAACCCCGCAGTTGAATTAATTTTCTTAACCAATGAAAATTCTGAGGAACAATATTACAGAGTATTGGGTAGCGGTGATACCTCTGGAGAAAATGCTCACAGTATTGCTTATCTAACTTCCGCACAAGGTCCTTTAGGTTTTGCTATTGGTACTCCTCACAAGGAATCTACTTCTTCTCATGATTTTGCATTTACTGGCTATTGGATTCATAAAAAGGATAATGTAATTACTAAGTATTACAATACAAAAGATTTGCCAGATGGAGCAGTTCCAGAAGCATCTGCAATCTCCTTTGAAGATATTACTCCAACTGAAAGTATGACATTCTATCCAGAGTATATTACTACTGATAGAGAGTACAAAGTTCGCTTCTGCGACTGGGCTGGTAATATTATCTTACAGAATGGTGAAGAGTATTGGCCTGTTCCTTATGGTAAGACTTACGTCGAGGCCGCAGGTCCAATGACTAATTTCCACTATCGTGATAATACAGGTCTACAAGATCATATGAGATGGGCATTCCAAGGTTGGTCTAAGAACCAATACAAGGATAAGGAAATTAAGAATCCTGTTTATGAAGATTTGGCAACAATGGTAGTTACTAATGATGTGACTTTACATGGTCACTATTTAACTGAAGACTGCCGTGATGTCGCTTCTAAATTGGAATATTTCAATTTCAGCGAGCGTGGTAAGATCTCAATCGCTGAGGAATATCGTGAAACTTTACAAGGTAAAATTACTTTACCTAGTGAATATGATGGTATCCCTCTAACTCAGGTAAAAGACTTTAAGAATATGGCTCGTGTTACTCACGTATTCTTCTTGAGAACCAATACTTCTTATACAAGTATTTTCCAACAAGCCTTCGAAGGAGCTTTAGCTTTGCAATATGTTGATTTGCCTATTGGAATTACTCATATCGGAACATATGCTTTCAAGAGTATCAAGAGTTTAACTACTGTTGATATGAAATCTAATGTTGAAGAAATTGGTAGCCAGGCATTCTATGAAACCAACATTAACTTAACTTCTTTACCTGCTAAACTAAAACTTCTAAAGTCTGGTGCATTCATGGATTGTCGTGAATTGACTTTGTCTGCTTTACCAGCTTCTTTAGAGACTATCGAAAGCCACGTATTTTTCTTATGTCCTAAGATTAGTATTAATCAATTGGGTGGCGGTGACGCTAAATTGAGTTATATCGGTATGCAAGCTTTTGGCGGCGGTTCTGGCGCTAATGGCACTGTTACTGATATTTACTTCGGCTCAACGGTTAACTTCATTGGTGAAAACGCCTTCAAGGGATATGGTAAAAATGGTCGTGTAAGTACTATTAGCTTTGCTAAACAAAGTGTTGAAGATTATCTAATGACTGATACAGCCTACCATACTAGTATTTCTACTATGGGATTTGATAATCCTCCTTACACTGAAGTTTGGGATTGGAAAGGAGAAGGTTCTTAATGACTAAAGATAGAAAATACAGATACCTTGGCCGCAATGGTATTTTAGATACTAAGGTCCTTCTAGATGGTATCAATCATATCAATATCGTAACTATCAATGCTGATCCCGGCAAGATTTTAACTAATGGTGAGCGTACTCAGTACAGCGTCACTGTTGAAGAGGCCGAGGAACATAAGTGGAGAGAAATTACGGACAATACCAAAAAATAAGGTTATTTGATTTTTCAGTTCTAGGGAAGGGAAATTCCTTCCCTAGAACAATATTATAAAGAAAGGAAGATATAACGTGATTACAGTCTATAATAAAGATTATAAAGACCAATATACCGTTCTATTCCAAGACGCATATAACGTTTTATTGGATATGCAGGCTAAAGATCCTCTTGGTGTAAAGATTAATCAGTCTGTTTTGGATAAAGGCAAAATCAGTTCTCTTGAAGAGTATTTTGCTCATATTGGTTATTTAGCAGATTATCACACTGAAAATATTAGAAATAATCCACCTTCTAATGTTGCATATCAAAACTCTGCTAAGTTCTTGATGCTTCCTATGGATGAAAAATACGATGTCAAGTCTGGCTGTTTTTACATTGACCTAAATACTAGAAATATTCAGGTTCCTGATATTTATAGTAAATATGGTGTTAGTGTTACTGGTGATCAGTTAGCCGAGACTTTGATGTTTAAGGTTCCTCGCTATTTCGATTATACTGACTTGGCTTCTACTGAAATTTATGTTCAGTGGACTAACCCAGCAGGAGACGAAGGTGCTTCTCGTATTGTCTTAGTTGACTTTGAAGCAGAAGAAGGTTATCTATTATTTGGTTGGCCTTTGACCAGTAAGGTTACTGTTGAAGGTAAAAATCCTTTGAAGTTCTCTGTTCGTTTCTTCGTAAGAAATGAAGAGAAAGAAATTCAGTACAGCTTAAATACTTTGGCTAGTTCTGTTATGATTAAGCAAGCTCTATATACTCATTTCAATGCTGACCTAGACATTGATGATCCATCTTTGTTGTTTGCGGCCGCAGTTGAAAATGGCGTTGACTCCAACATGACTCTACCTCAGATTCCTGTCTTCTTCTATGATTGGAAATTGGGTAATGACGAAGGAAAAGCTTTCTTAAAGAATGATGCAATTAAGCTATATGCTAGCGGTGCCACTGCTGATGCAGGTCAGTTGTGCTACAAGTGGTATTATACTCCTCGATTCATCGAAAATAATGTCGCTGTAACTAAAGATACTGAAGAAGTTTTCAAGGCTTACGCTGATGTAGATACTATCTTCAAGCCCACAAATGATACTGAAAAAGAAGCTGGCAAGACTTATTATGTTGAAGAAATCGAAGCTGAAACTGGCAATCAGATTTATACTGTTTTCCTAGGCGATGCTTTTGAAGAGCCAGAAGAGGGAGAAGCTGCTCCTGTTTATTATGAGCAGGTAAGTGTTTATACCATTTTGGCTGTTGATGATGATGCTGAGGATTTGGGTGCTTCTACTGCGCTAGCACCTAATAAGAGATATTGGCCTCACGTCACCGGTGAATACAAGCTAACTTTGAACAATCAAGTTGGTAGTAGCAAATCTGCAGAGAGCGTTGATTCTTTGAAGTGCGTAATTCCTTGTGTTGAAAAAGTTGAGTTCACCGCAGATTTACCTAAGAACAAAGTTCTATCTACTATTGGCGAAGGCGAAGAGACTGTTAGCCAGGCTATTTTAACTGTTACTGTTGATGCAAATGACGGTGCTGAAAAGAGCTATGTATGGTATGAAGCTGCTTCTTCTGACGCTGAATATGTTGAAGTTCCCAATGCTTCTAATGCTAGTATGACTGCTACTCAGCCAGGCTGGTATAAAGTTAAGGCTATCGGTACTTTGAACAGAGAGAGTATGTGGAAAGAAAGTTCTGAATGTAAGGTTACTTATCCTGCTGAAGCTCCTGAAATCGTCAAGTATCTAGTTGATGGTATCGAGTATCCTATTACAGATGATGACCCAACTTTAGAGAATGTTCCTGGCTTGAATACTCCTATTACCTTCAAGATTGAAATTGAAGAAATGAATGAGTTCCAGACTGACGGTGTCACTTACAAGTGGTTCCGCAATACTCCTAACCAGAATGGTACTCCTATTAAGGATTCTGATCTAGATATTATTAGTGTAAATGGCAGTGAAATTACTGTTAAGCTATTAGCTAATAATGACTTGCCTGTTAATATTGCCTTCTATTACTGTGAAATCACTAATACTCTAGCAGGAGAAGAAAAGAAAACTACTTCTAAGGTATTCCAGATTTCTTAATAAAGGAGGTCAATAATTATGTCACAGTTAAGTCAAACTGCTATTGACAAATTATATGAAATCCAAAGAAGTAATCCTCCAAAGATGGCTTCCATTCCATATGCGGAGGATTACATTGAAGTTGATTGGCGTACTCGCTCAATTGGAGAACGTGATATCCTAAGCACTGCTCGTGACCATAAATCCGAAAATTTATACTTTATCATGGATAGATATTGGGATTATATGGACTTGTCTACCACCACCTGTGTTATTTCTTATAAGACTTATCCCGCAGACCCCCAGAAGCAAGGTGTGACTGGTTTATATGCCGTTCCATATTACGACATTTATACTCATAAAGCTACTCCTGGCACTTTGGAAAAGGATAAGATGGTTATTCCATGGTGTATTGATGGACGAGTAACTCAAGACGAAGCAGAAGTAGAATATGCCATTCGTTTTTATCGTGTTGATGCTGATGGAAAGAAAATCCTCTATAATATCAGCACCATGCCAAATGTTGGCAAAGTCCTATATGGACTAAACGTTCAGCCAAACGGCCTTGAAGACGCCGGAGATCTAGCTGGTGATTATGATATTGCTAGTAGTATGTATGAACATTTTACTGACGAAATCAGAAAATTAAATCAGCAAGATATTTTTTGGATTGAATTTGTTTCATAACTTTTATGGGTGGAAGTAATTTTTACTTCCACCCATTTTTTTTGTTATTGGCCGAATAAAAATAATATACTAATCTCTTTTTTTATTTATATTAGAAAATAAAAAGAGATACTCTTTTTTTATAAAAATTTTTAGAAAAGGAGGAACATATATGGCAACTCTTCCACCCGATGGGATTTATAGTGGTTTTTATATTCGTTATTTTTTTGAAGGCGAAGAAATGACAGGCTACTATGGATCTAGTATGGGCATTTATAAAAGTGGAGATCCCGTCGAAGCGACAGTTACTTCAGATTGGATTATTAATGGGCCTAATGGCGAAGCTGCTTTATGGTATTGGGATTCAAATTATTAGAATGAAATTCAAATTGGTAGTTCATTAAGTTTTCAAGCTCATATTTATTTAGATGATGGAATCTCCTTTGGAATTATCATATATGGAAAGAGAATGGATATCAAATTAAAGATGGGTGCGAAGACTGATCTTCCATCCAGTAAAAATAAAGGCACAGTATATTTTGCTAAAGATGGAGATAAAAACTTTGGTGAATTATATTATGATGATGAAAATGGCAATCGAGTAAAAATTGGCGGTAGCAATATTAGCAGCGCTAAATTTAAAATTTAGTATAATTCTAGCAATATTGATTTAGTTGATGGCCTTAGATTAGATTTAACTTTTGAAGATGGAACTGTAATAGCTTCTAATTTTTTCCCTGAAGCAACAATATATAACCCTGGTTTAATGATGCCTGCCAAGAATAGTATTACAGAAATCCAATAGATGCCATTAGGATTGAAATCTTTTTATCCAGGCATTATAATTGGTACAATGCCTGCATTAGAATTAAATAACGGTTATGCCATTGGAATTGGAGATGCTGCAGTTTTATTTGGAGATGATAGTACAGAATATAATAAAGTAGGAATAATTCAAAGTCCAGAAACTTTAATATTAGCTACAGAGGATTAGACCGCAGTGTTTAGTGTAAGCAATTAGGATAATACTCCAGGAATAGTGGCTATGGCTGGTGATGCAAGTTTTACGCTTGCAGAAGGTTATTTTTGGACAGGTTCCTTAGGAGCTGAATCTAATTATATTCCTACTGCTTATATTGAAGAACTTCATTCCACTTCAATCAATGCAGCCCAGTTTGAAGGAGCTTTTGCTGGAGATTTAGAAGGTACAGCTAGAGATGCAACTTCTTGGACCAATGCAATTCTTTTAAATGGCACTGAAGTTAAAGGCGGAGAAACTGAAGCAATTACTACTGCTAAATGGGGTGCTGAACGCAATATCTCTATTTCTGGCACTGCCGGCACAACTGGAACTATTGTTGATGGTTCTAATGAAGATGGTTATACTCTAATCATTCCCGCAACTATGATTGGTTTCACTAGCATCACTTCTACTAATTTATTGGCAACTAACTTAGGAGCTGCTGGAGCCCCAGTTGAAGTTGCTCATTTTAAAGAAACTTATTTCCATAATCCTAATAATAATAACTATAAGCATAAGCTAACAAGTAATGCTGGTTCTGCTGATTGTGAATTACAGCTACCTAATACTTCTGGCTTAATTGTTACTAAGGCTAGCACTACTGCGGCCGTTGGTGGTCTGAATGCACCAGTGTTTGTTGCTGCGAGCGGTGAAGTTACTGCTTGTTCTACTGTCTCTGTCGAGCATGGTGGTACTGGCGCTAACTCTTTAAGTGCTTATTCTTTATTATATGGCAATGGAACTAATGCAGTAGGACAGGTTACTCCTATGGCCGCAGGCCGTATTTTAGTATCTGGCGGTACTACTTCTGCTCCTCTATATGCTAGCCCAAGTTTAAGTTTCAGCACAGGCGCTTCTAATCCAACTATTAGTTTTGTCATTAATGGTGCTACTTATACTTCTACTAATGGCATTCAATCTGCTACTGGCGAAAATCCTGGTCTAGTTTCTACTACTACTCAGACTTTTGCAGGAGCAAAGACTTTTACTGGAGCTGTTAATTTTAGCGCTGGTATCACAAGTACAACAGGTACATTCTCTGGACAAATCAATGCTACAAACATCAAGTTGAGTGGTCAATTGAAGAGTCATTCCGCAGGTACTTCTTATCTAACTTTGACTGATACTAAAGCAACTGTGACTTCTCCAACTGTTTATTTAAATGGTACAACTATCGTTCTAAATTCTAGTAATTATGGTCCTACTTTACCAACTACTAATTTAGAAGAAGGTCGAATTTTCTTCTTATTGACTTAATAAAATCTAGGTGAGAAAGGAGAAAATATACAATGGCAACTTATGATTGCACTATAAATGGTGTTCGTGCAAGAGTTGCTGCCACTGGAGTCTACTGGTTTGGACCCTCTGGCGGCAACCTAGGCACTTCTACAACTGACGATGAAGGTTGGGGCGTTAATGATGGAGAAGATTTCTTCGGTGGAAATGTCAACCCCATGGCTTGTGATCCAAGCGGTAATAGTAAATTTACAGTTGCTATCAAAGTAACTACTCCAAATTTATCAAATGTTACTATTAGTGCTTTAACAATTACAGTTCAAGGTTTTGACCATACTTACAAAGGTCTTACTTCTACTTATCCATTATATGCTAGTTTAAGAACTACTTCTACAAGTAGTAGTAGTGATACTTACAGCACTTTTAGAAATTACGCAATTGGAAGTGAGGCTAGTACCAGTTCTCTTACTGGAAATTCTCTAAATCTTAATACTTGGTCTCCTACTTTCTACGGATCTTTTTCCCCAAATACTTCATATTATTTATTCTTATATACTAAATCTACAAGCCAAATTTATGGTTTTTATCACAGTGGCGCAATTTGCACTGATGCTTATGTTACTTATACTCAAAATGCAGCATCTTATACTGTAAGTTTGAGTAAAGGTACTGGTATCAGTTCTGTAAGTGGCGGTGGCACTTATACAGAAGGCGATTTAGTAACCATTAGAGCTACTCCATCTTCTGGATATAGCTTTGTAAACTGGACAGGTTCAGAAACTTCAACCGCAAACCCTTATAGTTTTTATATTTATGGTAATAAGTCTTATACTGCTAACGCAAGTTCTGCGACTTATTTAGTTCAATATAAAGCTGGTACTTATGGTTCTGGTACAGAGAGTTCTGTTTATAAAACTCATGGTACAAATTTAACCTTAAAAGGAGTGCAATTCACTCGTTCTGGTTATACTCAAACTGATTGGGCTTCTGACGCCGCAGGTACGGTATGGGTAAATACCTTAAATGGAACTTATCAGACAGATGCTCCTGCAACTTTTTATCCATATTGGACACCCAATGTATATACATTAACCATTAATCCAAATGGTGGTACAATGTATAACGGTGACAATACTACTTCAAGTCCTTTTACCACAGAATTCTCTTATGGTACTCTAACTTATATTGGTAATTTAGATAGTTACGAAGGATACTAGCCAGACAATAAGCCAACAAAACCTGGTTATACTTGTACTGGATTTACTTTCTCTGGAGGCTCAGGTCAATAGAATACTAGTGGTGCTACTTTCTATTTTATGGGCGATAATCCAGCCGCCGCAATGGTTACTGCTTCTGATACTCGCTCTTGGGTTTTCAATGGTAATTATGCTGGCAATGTAACTGCGACTGCAGAATGGGTTGGAAATACTTATACTGTTGTTTATAATGCTAATGGTGGTACTGGTTCTATGGCTAATACATCTCATACTTATGGTGAAGGCTCTAGTTTAAGAACTAATAGTTTTACCCATTCTGGTTATACCTTTACCGGATGGAATACCAAAGAAGATGGAACAGGAACTACATATGCTAATAATGCTGTAGTAACTGATTTAACAACTACTGCCGGAGGAACTGTTACTTTATACGCTCAATGGGGTGAAGCCACTTATACAGTTATTTTCAATCTAAATGGTGGTAGTATTCAAAGTGGTGATTTTAGTAATATGACTTGTGCTCGTAATACTAATTATACCATTCCTACTGGAACCATTGCAGCCAATGGCTTAATCTTCTTAGGATGGTCTACATCATCTTCTGCTACGACTGCGACTTATGAAGCTGGAGATACTTTCAATAATATTGGAGCCGCAGGCGCAACAGTTATTTTATATGCAGTTTGGGATACAAAAGAGTTTACAATTAAATATCATGACAATAGCAATGGTAATACATTAAGTGTTAGTTGTATTCCTGCAGCTACCACCAATACTTTTAGAACTCTTCCTTCTGGATGGACGAAGGATGGCTATGAAGCTATTGGTTGGAGTAGATCTGCATCTGCCACTTCTCCTGACTATCGATTTGGTCAAGGATTTGTTGATGATTTAGGCGTAGCAGATGGAGCTACTTTAAATTTATATGTTGTTTGGACCCTGTAGCAACCATGGACTCTGACTCAATTATATATGTATATTGATTCTAGAGATTCATTTGTTCAATTCTAATAAAAAAAAGGGGGATATAATATGGACTGGATGGTTATGTTATATCAAATTTTTGAACTTTGCGTTATTCCTCTCTTGGGTGTATTGACTATGTACTTAGTTCAATTCATTAAAATGAAGAGCCAAGAAATCGCAGATAAGACTCATAGTGAATTAGCAGATAAGTACATTCAAATGCTTGCTGATACTATCACTACTTGCGTTATCGCAACTAATCAGACTTATGTTGAATCTTTGAAGAAGCAAGGTAAGTTTGATGCAGAAGCTCAGAAGGAAGCTTTCAATTTGACTTATAATGCAGTTATGTCTGTATTAACTGATGAAGCTAAGCATTATTTGGCTTCCATTTATGGCGACTTGACCGCCTACATTACTAGTCGTATTGAGGCTGAGGTTAATGTAAGTAAGATTGTTCCTGTTACTGAGTAATTGCGGAGATACCCGAAAAATACCTAAAAAGTATTTTTCGGGTATTTTTTTTTGTCATTCGCAGGACCTCAAAAAGTTATGTCCCGGTATTCTTACGGTCCATTTTTGGTTATTTTTCATTCCAGTCGCGGTCCATTTTCGGTTAGGGTTCGGTCCTCGTTTGGACAAATTAGGGTAATTTTTCGGTCCTAATTTTCATAAAGCTATGAGGGGATTGGATAAAATATTTTTTGTATGGAGAGGAGACCTTACATATGTACTCAAACTATAATTATTATCCACAACAACCCTAGCAAGTCGCCCAATAGCAACCAGTGTACCAACCATTGTCTTACTTACGACAGGCGCCGCCGCAAGCAGGACTGAAAGGACGCTTGGTAGCATCATTGGAAGAGGCCCGTGCAACCTCTATTGACTTTGATGGTTCTGTATTCTACTTCCCAGATTTAGCGAACAGACGAATCTACACAAAACAAATAAATATGGATGGCACCGCATCACTGTGTGTGTATGAATTAAGGGAAATGCCCGTTTAGAGAGAAGAGAGCGGTTCTGTTCCATCCGTTGAGAAATTTGTAACGAGAGAAGAGTTTGAGCAGGTCCTGGCGCAACTACAAATGCTCCAGAAGCCAACCGAGCCGGCCGTATCTGCCCCCGCAAAAGAAAAAGTAGAATTAATGTCATTCTAAGGAGGTATGAATGATGTATCCAGTAAACCCAAATAAATTAATCCAAATGATTAAATCCGGGCAAAATCCTCAGCAATTGATGTTATCAATTTTGAAAGGACAAGCCTATGATAATCCCCTCGGAAAAAATCTCCTAAATTTAGCTCAATCTGGTCGCACTGTCGAATTAGAGAAAGTAATTCGCAACCTTTACGCCCAGTAGGGCGGTCAAAATTTCGACCAGGAGTTCGAAGCCTTTAAACGTGCATTAGGCTACAACACTTAAAATTTAAGGAGGAAAAAAATTATGTTCAATGGAAAAGGTTATAATTTATCTGATATCGCTGCTGTAACCCGTGGAAGTGGTACTGGTTTCGGTGGAGATGGCGACGGCGCATGGTGGCTGTTACTGTTATTCCTGTTTGCGGGATGGGGTAATGGTGGCTATGGCGGCGGCCTTGGCGCAGGTAACGCTCGCGACGCTGTTTCTTATGGCTTTGATATCAACAATCTAGAAAATGGAATCCGTGGACTAGAGCATGGTCTATGCGATGGTTTCTATGACATGAACACTTCTTTGCTAACTGGTTTTGGTAATGTTACTATGGGTAATATGCAGAACACTAACGCCATTATGGGCCGTTTGTGTGATATGTCCGCAGAGCAAGCTGCTTGTTGCTGCGAAACTCAGCGCTTGATTGAGAGAGGTTTGTGCGAAGTCAACTATAATATCTTGACTCAATCTAACGCAACTAATACTAATATTGCCAATGCCGCGAGAGATATTATTGAAAACAATAATAATGGTGTTCGCTCTATCTTAGACTTCTTGACTCAGGATAAGATTGCTACTTTGCAGGCTGAAAATCAGGCTTTGCGCTTGACCGCTTCTCAGCAAGCTCAGAACGCTTTCTTGATCGACCAGTTAGGAACTAAGGCTCCTATTCCTGCATACATGGTAGCTAATCCATATGCTAGCTATGGTTGTGGTATGAACTACTATGCTGGATGTGGCTGCAACTAATATCTAAGGAGGAAAGTATATGGAAATTATTGCTAATGCTGTTCAAACAGTTCCCGCAAATCAGAATGTTTATTTCACTGATTCTGTTACTTCTGGAAATTATTCTATCGAGCATCGTGATGGTAGTGGATTGGTGACTCTTCGCGGAGTCACCAATACTCAGTGCCGCGCCCGTTTTAGAGTACATTTCGGCGCAAATGTCGCGATTGCAGAAGGTGGCACCGTCGGACCAATTTCCTTAGCTATCTCTTTGGATGGTGAAGCGGTTCCAGCTACAATTATGACTGTCACCCCTGCCGCAGTTGGAGATTTCTTCAATGTGAGCGCATCTATCTTTATTGATATTCCAAAAGGATGCTGCTCTCATGTGGCCGTGAAGAATATTTCTACTCAGCCAATTGATGTACAAAATGCAAATCTAATTGCTGAACGTTCTGCGTAAGGAGGGATAGTATGGACCACGAAAGATTAAAACACATGAAAGAAACTTTAATGTGTGCTGTTGAAGTACAATTATGTGATTTGGGTGAAGTAGATACTAAAGAGCTTGGAGAAGCTATTGATATGATTAAAGATTTAGAAGAGGCAATCTACTATTGCACCGTTACAGAAGCTATGAACAACTCTTCACACGAAATGGAGTTTGAAATGAAAAAAGGCGGCCATCACCAGTAGGAAAATGGTGACAGCCGCATGTATTATGACAGAAATCGTAGAAGTGATGGTACATTCTATGCTGACAATGATAATTCTTCTTCTTCTGGAATGAATAGTTCTAATGGAAGAAATTATTACGATGACCCAGGTATGTGGCGCGATGAGCGCGAAGGCCGCAGTTATAATAGTCGTAGAATGTATATGGAAGCCAAGGATATGAAACGAGATAAAGCTACTCAATTGCGTGAGTTAGAAAAGTATATGCAAGAGCTATCTCTGGATATTACCGAAATGATTGCGGATGCTTCTCCAGAAGAAAAAGCATATCTTGAAAAGAAGATAACCGCATTGGCTTCTAAAATTGGTCAAATGAAATGATTATAAATGGCGTGCGCTGGCGGGTCCGGTTGGTCTCGCCAGCCCATCCAATGCTACTTACGCCTTGGAGAACTCACGCTCTTGGAGTTTGTGATAAAGTCACATAGACTATATGTATAGACAAGACTCTTTCCCCTCAACAACTAAAAGAAGTCTTATGTCATGAATTAGTTCATGCTTTTATGTTTAGCTATGCTGTGGATTTATCATATGATGAAGAGGAAATGGTAGCAGAGCTTATGACTGAATATGGAGAAGATATATTAGAACGGACAAACGCGATTTATAATGGTATAAAAATGAAATAAGGGTCGATTATGAATAATCATAATCGACCCCTTATTTTTTTTTGGTTTAATCAACAACGTCGTCATTATCAACTTTTAAGTCTAAAGCCATAGCCTTATCATAATAGATTTTAGCTTGACCGTTGCCACCCAAACCAGTATATAATTTATAGAACTCGGTTAACTGTTCCATCTGTGCAGGAGTAATATATCCCTGAGCTAAGAATCCTTTGCATAATTGTACTAAGCGGAAACGATAAGAAGCAATAATCAGATTCATATGAGTCTTCTCGATGTTCTCAGTTTCTCTGATATATTTTCTTAGTTCCTCTAATTCCTGATATACTGGTTCTAAATGGATCTCAATGGTGTCCTCGACATGTTGTCTCTCTTGGGCGGCGGCTAATTCTCTAGCGTTTCTTAATTCACGATTCAATTCACGAGTTTTGAACTTAGCATAACCAATTACACCGGCACTGATAAGAGCAAACAAAATCTCCATACCCCACTCAGCTAATAATTCCATTTAAAGTATCCCCCTTTCTAACTTCTCTGACATTTATAAGAAGTTGGATAGGGGGATTTATTAGTTAGGACCAATCGAATACTTCGACCTTATTTTTGGTATAATGAGCGCCAATACAAATAGCATCACATTCATCCTGTGTTGGTTTTACATTATAGGTTTTTACAACCCAATCTTGTGCGGCTTTCTTCTAGGCTGGACGATCTTTTCCCTTGATACCAAGAGAAGATTTCCAGACGGTAGAAAGAACGGCGGTTCGAGGCATTTTCATTTCAACAAATAATTCATGTAAAACGCCAAATACCTCAGCCAATGCTTTAAAGGTGGCTACATTATTGACAACATTATTTTGAAGTTGAATATCTTCAAAGACGACTTCGTCAATATCAAACTTCTCAATTAAACCAATAACTTCCTTGCGAATAAAGTGAAGTCTATCTCCAACATCGGTTTGAGTTGCGGAGAACTTGCCATAATTGTAAAGTTCACCATCATCAAATACTGCCCAACCAGTCACGCGACTGGCCTGGTCCAATGCAAGAGTTCTCACTTAGAAGTAGAACCGAATCCGCCAGTGCGTTCGCCCATTACCACATCATCAGAAGTGATACCATATGGAAGAATGGTTGCCTGACCGATTGCGTCACCTTTCTTAATTTGAATATTAAATGGAGATAGATTGTAAATCTGGAAGAAAATCTCACCTTCATTATCGGGGTTATTGTAGTAATCAGCATCGATAATACCAATGCCGTTACCCAACATCAACCAATATTTCAAGGGAGAGGAACTGCGGACACTTAGTTGTAACCAAGAGCCAGGATCTAACTTACACTTCATTCCAGTAGAAACAAGAGTTGGCTTGAAACCAATCTTCTTAGTAAAGTCAGCCATTTGTTCCAGACTTACATATTCATCGACCTCAACAGGCCATAATAATTTTGCTTCTTCACACATCAAAGGAAGAGAAGGAATTACATAATCCTCTGCGGCGACCATGTCATATCCTGCGGATTGACTGGTTTTACGGACCGGCATAGCTAAGTCCGCGTCCGCATACTTAGAAACTTTTTCAAAATGTGCCATGATGATTAACCCCTTTCATAAGTGACGGTATAAACATCCTCGGGGTCTTTCTCATTAGTGAAAATCTTAGTAGCAGTAACTACTTGATATTCTTCAATAACTTCACCCTTAGCCTTAATTTGCTTAGTCTTATAACTAAAAGCAGTTAGGTCAAAAGTGGGATCATCTAGTAATTGTTCATGAAGAGCCTCAACATCGGCAATGGTGGGAACTCTATAAGTATCAACAGCTTTTAATAAATATTTCATCTTATTACCTCTACAACAATATTATTTCGACTATAATTCATTTTTGAGTAAGCAAGAATATCTTCGGAAACAGCATTACCGAAAACACTATTGCCACTCAAATATACATGATCAATTTTCTTTTCATTACTGATTGTACTGATTACCTCTGGAAGTCCTTCCATGGTGGTAATTGCTACGCACTCTTTATCTCCAGTATCTGTATCAACGATATAGACTCTCTGGTGCAAATCGAACATATGTAATTCACAATAAATTCTTTTCATTTCATTCACCTACCTGAACTAAGCCACTATCATAAGGGAACAGATATAGACAGGTTGGGCCGTCATCTGTTTCCACCCAAATCTCCACGGCAGTGCCAGGTTCGTCGGGGTCAATGGCTTTAATTTTTCCCACATTTCGCAGACAATCAAGAACCTCTTGTGCGAAATACTGAGGCTCAATTAGTTTGAATACAGTAAAATAAGAAATCTCTTTACCGTAAAGCATATAGTATTTATTACGATACATTTCATGTAATGCTTCAATGGTTTGGATTGCCTTATTTAAATCAGCCAACTCAGGAAGCTGGGCGATAATTTGTTTATTCAAATCATATAGACCTAAATTCAAGCCTGCGCCATCAGTTCTCATTGTAACCCAATGACCGTCATGATATACGCGAATTTCACCTGAAATGGAATCTTGAATTACTTCTCCTTCCATTGGTTCAAAATTGACTTGTGAAAGGTCCATTTTCTTGACAGTGAGTTTACTTCCCATATCAAGACCTCCTTTTACTCTTTATACTAAATTATATCAATTTTTTTTATGTAAGTCAATTATACGCTGGTTGCGAGAGCCTCTCATTTCTAGAGTCAAATCTCGCTCTGCTTCAATATATGGACCGTCGATTAGGACGTCCGCTAATTCCAGACATGATTTGACATGAGGGTCGCCAGACCGCAATAATTCTTCATAAGTGTAGCCGCTCCAAATATATATCTTCACTTCTGGAAGCTTATGTCTTACCTCTTGGAGAATCAAATTTACCAGAAAAGCATTTGCTTCACACAAAGGTTCACCGCCCATAATACATAAATTACGCTTGATTCCTTGTGCGGTTAGTCCTTCTAAAATCTTATGTAAAGTATTATTTGTAAACTCCTTACCTCCATCAAAGGCCCAGGTGCCAGGATTATGACACCCAGGACAATGATGAGGACAGCCTTGTGTAAAAAAGCTTACACATAAACCTGGAGCAGCGGTGATATCATTTAGTATCAATCCACTGTATCTCATAGTTATCTCTCTTTCTTATAGCGTAGCTAAGTTGTAGTTAGCAACAGTTAGGAAAATTGAGAATGCTTGACGCGGTGTTCAACCTCTGCTTGTTTTCCGTTGTTGAAATGGCGATAGTCAGTAGTCAAATAACCAGTTACACGACGAAGCTGTTGAATATTCTGGCTTCCGCACTCGGGACAAGCATCATTGAACTCGCCTTGATAACCACAATCTAAGCAAGAGTCGATTGGGAAGTTGAAAGCTAAATAAGGGATATCTAGCTCTTTGAAAGCATAATCAATAATCTGCTCGATAGCCTTAGTATTCTTTACGAAAGTAGAATCCAATTCTACATAAGTGATACAACCACCAGTAGGATACTTACAGAAAGGAGCTTCAATAGCTAACTTCTCAAAGATACCAACTTCCTGCCAAACAGGAACATGGTGACTGTTAGTCAAGAACTCCTTATCAGTAACATTAGGAATGATTCCATATTGCTTACGTAAGCCCTTCAGCGCGGTATGGCATAGACCTTCCGCAGGAGTAGCATAACAAGAGAAATTCAAATCGTGACGCTCGGAAGCTTCCTTAGCGTATTCATTGATTCTCTTGACAACCTTCAAAGCGAAAGCATGAACTTCGGAGTCTTCTGCGTGATTCTTACCAAACAGAGCCTGGCACATTTCAGCAATACCGATATAACCCATAGCTAAAGTGCCGTGCTTCAATGCTTCATAGTTAGACATTTTGCACTTCTGAGCATCCTTCATAGTACCATTTTGATACATAAATGGAGCGGCCTCAGGTGGCTGATTAACCATAATATCAAAGCGCTCTAATAAACCTTGTTCACATAGCATCAATAAATCCTCAAACGCAGACCAGAAGCCGTCTAAGTCTGGGGTCTCACGCTCACCAAGGCAGATACCATATTCGATACCGAGCTTTGGCAAAATCATAGTATTAGGAACAAGGTTACCACGTCCGACGCGATTATAAGATTTGCTGTGTCTGTCATAACCCAACATTGTGCGGCAACCCATTGTTGCGAAATATGTGTCAATATTATTTGGGTCTTCATGTGCTTCGGAATAATCACAATTGACAAAGTTGGGATAAATGCGCTTACTTAAAGATTCGATAGCCAACTGCTTCAAATCATAGTTAGGATCTTCGGGATTAGCATTACAACCCTGCTTATATTGGAAAATACTAATTGGGAAAATAGGAGTTAGATGATGCTTACCAATACCAGACAAGGAAGCCTCTAACATCTTGCGAGATACGAAACGACCTTCAACAGATTCGTCTCTACCAAAATTAATAGAAGTGAAAGGAACCTGAGAACCTGCGCGAGACTCTAATGTATTCAAGTTGTGATACATAGCTTCGGCAGCCTGGGTGCCTTCGCGCTCAACCTGGCGGACCGCAAACTTATGTGCAGGATCATCTGCATATGCGGGATTACCCATATCCAAATCGGGGAACTTGGCATGAATAACTAATTCAGCATCCTCTTCACTCATCTCTTGGACGTCAGTATAATACTGCATTAGCTTCTTCTTATAACTCTTCTTTACGAAAGGAGCCAAGTCATAATCCAAGTGAACAGTACCAACACCACCGAACTGAACTTGAGACTGGCACTGGTCAATAACAGCAGTTTGTTGACAAGCACTACTGAAATTAGAAGGTGGTCTTACATCACCATTACGGGTTATAAAGCCATCGGTAAATAGCTTCTTCATATCAACGAACAAGCAGTTATGCTGGCCGATATTAGTCTTTTCCATATCATGTTGATATAACAACATATTCTTGTGAGCATTTGAGACTTCTGGAGACAAAGTATAATCGAGGGCAATAATCTTCTGAATATCTGCGGAAGCCTCTTTCTCTCTACCAGAGAAGCTCTTTTCGTCAACATTAGCATTAGCATTTTCTACTGCAGTAGCTTCAATGCGCTTCATTACTGCTTTGACTAACTTGCTGCGACGAGTGCGCTCTTTACTACGCTGGTCGCGATATAGGATATATTCTTTTGCTACTTCTGGATACTCGCTCTTCATCAAGTATCCTTCAACTAAATCTTGGATTTGCTCAACGCTCATATCAACATTGCGCTGACCAATTAAATCGGCAATCTCTTCGGCAGTTTCAGTCTCATAGACTGCGCCGTAAGTGCTAATCATAGCTTTGTTGATAGCTTGAACAATCTTATCGGGATTGAATAGAACTCTTGTTCCATCTCGTTTAATTACATACATATATATTACCTCCAATTAAAAACCCTACATCTTGTGTAGAGGGCAAAATTTCTCTACTAAATATGGGTTTATGGATTGATCACTTAATCAATCTCGTCCTTGGGCGAATGTGGTCTCGGTCTGGTACACAATCTCTTCAGGGCCAGTCCAACCGTCCAATTCAGTGGCGTTTCTAATTTCAAAAAATGGGAAATCAATCTCGCCAAAATCAGAATAGTCAGCTAAGAAGCGACGACAAACTTCCTTGACGTCAGGATCTTCTTCTCGATTCAACTGACGCATTAGACGCAACTTATCGGGCGTCCGCAAACGAATAGCTAGAACTTCACAATCCCCACGAGCCAAGAGATCATGGATGCCTTGAGGATTGAAAACTCCAACATTGATATTATCTTCAACCACAGACTCGGTACTTGTGCCGTAATACCAATTATTGAACATTACACATTCAAGCATTTGGTCATTGTTAATTTTTTCTTTGAACTCATCCATTGTGTGATAAAAATAATTCACACCATGCTGTTCACCCTGTCTCATAGGACGAGTAGTACAGCTAATAATTTTATGCCAGTCAGGTCTCATAGCGAGGACCTTATTCAACATAAAGTCCTTGCCGGAGCCTGCCTCGCCAAACAAAGCAACGATTTTATACATTTTATTCATCCTCGAACTCATATTCAATACTGCCATTTTTAGTAGTGCTTGTTGTAGTCGTTCCGCAATTCAAACACTCATAGCAGTGCTGTGCAGGATAAGTACAGAGTGTATGAGTGCAACGCATGGGCTTACCGCACTCTTCACAGACAATCTGCACAACATACATAGCTTTTACTTTTCTTTTTTGGATCATTTATTCGTCTCCTTGATAACGAGCATCTAATAGTTTCAAATCACCATTAGGATAAATTTTATCAATTTTATATAACTGGTGTCCACCAGTTGAAGCATACTTCTTAGAAATGAAATCATCACCAGAACGAATACCAGTTACCACAATCATATTACCTCGATTGAACCAGGACTTTTCCATGATCTTCTTAGTTCCATCGGGTTGACGAGCAGAAATCTGCTTATCAAATAATGTGAAATATTCTTTTCTAAATTTCACATTTACAACACCTGTGTTAGTCAAAATAGTAACTGTACTCTTAGTTTTATTCTTCGCGATACAAGTTCCGCAAATACGATTCAAGTGAAAGATATGGATTTCTTTGTCACCCTTTTTAAAAGTCTTTTCAATTACGGGGTCTTCTGGCAAAGCAAAGAAATCAACAAAGCCATACTTGTCATTATTTACATGAGCCAATTCGTGCTCATGATAATAGAAGCACAATACTTCCATCTCCCATGCGGAGATACTGCCCTGGGCATATTTCTCCCAGTCTTCCATGAAGATTTTTGTATTCAATGCTTCAAGGATTTCTTCCTTATCAGTAGCAATCCAATTTCTGAAAATGTTCATATACTTCTGATATACATTATCCCAAGTCTTGACTTTGATAAACCAAGCGAGATTATCGCTTTCCATCAAGTCTTCACATTCAATTTCATGTAAGAATGAAATTGCTCGTGGATCAAGACTATACATATCTTTGTAAGCACATTCATCAGCCTTTGTAATTGCTTTTAGATAACGATTGAACTCATAAACTCTACGAGCCATAATTTGCTCTTCTGTGGATTCAGGTAATAAACCATGCTTGATAAGACCACCCATATTCTGTAAAGTCAAACGGCTCTTCTTATCACAAGTCTCCCACAGATACCATGCCATTACGAAACGACGATCTTCCATATCATCAAAGGCACCGCCCTTGATTAGAGAAATCATTGCTTGCTTACCGGGCTTTACTTTCTGTAAGAAATCCTTGGGAGAAGCATATGGTCTATTTGCGATGATTGCGGCGATAACATCATCGCCGACATTTAGCATACCTTTCAAACCAAACAGAATACGATTATTTTCCACGTCGGGAGCAAATCCAAATTGAGATTTATTGATATCAACCAGACTCACCTTGATGCCAGCCGCACGAATATCTCCAATTGCCTTAGCAATCTTACCATAGTCAGTGCTTGCGGTCTTACGAATCTTACCAGACCGATCGGGCAGATCCTGGAAAGTCACGCCTTCGCTTAGGTCTTGTCCTTCTGGCTCATAAATATCAACAATCTCTTCTTCACTATTATCTTCCAAAGAACCACTATTGACAATCAGACAAGCTGTATTCCAGTAGATGGGATTGAAATTCATGGCAAGATAAATAGATTGCATACCAACGAATGAATAAGGTAATGAGTGATTCAAGCTAAATGCGTATCCTAACTGAGGGGCAACCGCATTTTCCCAGAAGTAATTCGCAGAATTGACATGGTCAAATCTACTATATACATCCTCGCGCAACTGCGGAATCTTACTCATTTGCTTTTTACCGACAATCTTTCTTGCGGTATTTGCTTCACCTAATGTGAAGCCAGCGACATCCATCAACAGTTCCATCATTTGCTCCTGGATTGCACAACAACCCCAATATTGATCACAATGCTTATGCATCAACGCAATCATATTAGAATCAAGTCCTGCTTGAACCATTTCTCGATGAAACTCAGTCAAACCTTTCCGTTGAATACGGACGTATCTGTCCTGCTGAGACTCTTTGCCTTTTTCGCTCATCAGTCTCATCATGGCGTTTGCCGCAGTCATCTCCATAGGATTTTGAGGCTTCAACTTTTTCGCAATGGCTAGACCGACACCTGTGCTGAACTGAAACACGTCCAGAACATCACCGGCCGCAAGGTGATCCCAAATGCGCTGGTCAGTTGTATCCATTACTTCTGGATGGATATATTTATTATATAATTCACGCAAACTCAAATCTGGAATTACTTTATCTGCTACCAAAAGTTCAAAACATTTAATAATCTTATCAGAAATTTCAGTAACCAGGAAGTCGTACTTAGTATCACCTGCGGCCTCAGCTTTATGTAGGTCATAACAGGTAATCAAGTCACCACTAGGAGTTCTCATAAAAGCTGCTGTATCAAATGGATCATCACCATATAAGATAACACCAGATGCGTGAGAAGAACATTTATTTACAAGTCCATCAATGGACTTGATAATATTTAGCAAACCAGGATACTGATTTACTTCTCGAATGAAAGCAACAACAGGCTTTCTGTCTTTACTTTCATTACCATTAACAACATCATCAATAGACCACAAAAAACCACGTTCCTGTGGGATTAGAGATGACATATATTGGGCTTGGTCGACATCAATTCCATCAGGAAAATCTTCACTTCGGTATCCTCGGCAGGCGGTAAGGATGGCTGATTTAGTTCCTTCTGTGCCGAAGGTTCCAACTTGGATAAGTCCAAGTTCACCTCTTTCTTTCCGAATTCTTCGAAAGATTTCTGGTCGCTTTGAGGGAGCGAGGTCAATATCAATATCGGGCAACTCAGCTCTTTCTTTGTTAAGAAAGCGCCAATATGGTAACTTCCATCGTACTGGATCAAGTTGGGTGATACCCAAGAGATAGTTAGAGAGGAATCCAGTCGCTGAACCTCGTCCTGGACCAACGATACTGCCGCACTCCCAGAAGAGGTCAATATAGTGTTTGAATGTGTTGAAATAAGCGAAGAGACAATCTTCAAGCTTTCTTCCAATGTCGTCAATTACGTCTGCCTCCGTTTCAAGTCTATCCCAATATTCTCTCTTATCAATGAAGCCTTTTTCGTGCATACTCTTCAAGCATTCACCCAACCAATATCTCTCTTGATCATTACCCGCACAAATAATGCGATCTAAAGTGGGCCACTGATAAGAATCCCATTGAATATCTTCTGGCAATAAATCCCAAAGATTATCATAAAATGGAACTTGAACTTTAGGAATAATCTGCTTACGCTCCAAAGAGTAATCTTCAATTTTACTCTGAGCTTCTAAGGTCGCCGCAAAAATATCATCAATATCAACATCACTAAATGACTTTGACAATAATGTTCGACACTCTTCTGGACTCATTAAATATGCGAACTCATAGAAGTCATCAACTTCTCGTTCACCATCTTTTGAGTTCAAATAAGATTTATGGACAAATCTATCTTCTTTTGTCAAATAATGAGAGTCAGTACCAACAACCATATTGATACCATATGCTTTCGCAATTCTCATTAGTTTGCGGTTGACCTCACATTGTTGACTTGCGCTTGAGGGAGCGCACTCAATATAAAAATCATCACCAAACAAGCCTCGACAATAATCAATAAAATCGCAAATCTGGTCATAATAAACCTTTGCGTTTACCATATCATTTACTCGTTCAGCCTGCGACATATTCCAGGCGGCGGTAGATAATTCACCACCAAGACAAGCAGAGGTCGCAATTACATGGCCACGATATTTGCTAATGATTTTAGTCATTTCTTCTTTCGTGATTGGCACACGCTTCATACCTCTATCAGTATAAGCGTAATACCATGCAATAGAACTCAATTCACGAAGTGCCTTATGTCCGATGGCATCCTTCGCAACTAAAATAAAGTGATAATATTTTATACCACTTTCTCGTTTATCTACTAAATAAACCTCATTGCCTAAAGCGATTTTGAAGTCGGGATGGTTCTTTTTAACTTCCTTCGCATATTGATTTACTTCCATATGACCACTAATACATTCATGGTCAGTAATCGCAATGCCAGAAAGACCCAACTCAATCGCTTTGTCAATGAGGTCTTTTGGTCTATTGATACAATCGAGCAAGCGGATATTAGAATACATAGTATGATTGTGAATATTGAAGTAAGTTGTCATTCTATTATCCTCTTTCTTTTTACTTATTATACTATATTATATCAATTTTTTTTATGTAAGTCAATCTTTGGTGACAATCACCAATTTCTCTGCCGCACGAGTGGCCGCAGTGTATAACCAACGAGCATGATCAACGGGCTGGAAGGGGAACTTTTCTTCCAGAACCAAGACGTTATCCCATTCAGAACCCTGCGCTTTATGACAGGTAATGGCATATCCATAAGTAAATTCCTTTGGCACAACATCGCCAATACGATTTTTTAGCTTATTCAGCTTATACTTATCACGCCATTCAAGCTCGCTTTCGCCGCCCTTCATAATGCGAGGGTCCATATTGATATGACCATAATTCTCACCTAAGTCAGATTCAAATACACCAGTAAGGATATTGATCTTACCCTTCTCATAAGCGTAAAACGGGACATTGATATGACTATACTTGGGATCATGTAATGTTCCAATAGTGCCATTTACCAATGGGTCGCCGTTAGTCAAATTACCCCAGTCCCAGTAATTCCGCAGACAAATAACTTTATCTCCTTCTTCTGGCTCAGGTCCAAAACCTCGTTGCTGACGCATGAAATCATTCATACTGTGCCGTTGTAGATTAGTCGCAACAAGAACCTGGTCTGCCCAATCAAGCATTCCGGTATTGAGCGCGCTGGCTGGATAAATTTGAACTTGGTCATTCTTTATATATTCCAAAGGCTTCTGGTCTCGAATATCCATAGTCAAACGGATAATACCAGATTCAGTAGCCTGTCTCATAATTTCATCAAGGAAGATATGAGGATGGTCAAGCAAATGATTATCCTCGTCTTTCTCAATGGGTGGCAACTGGAACGGGTCGCCAAGACAAATTACATATACATTATGGGAGAATAATTTATCCATAATACTCTTGGGCGCCATGGACACCTCATCAACCACAACGACTGTATATTCCAAAGATTTCTTTGGGATTCTAGTAAATCCACCGCCTGGACGAGGCACGCTATCATAAAGCAGACGATGTAGAGTCATTGCGTTCTTATTGCCCTTCTTAGCTAGAACCTGGGCGGCCTTGCCTGTAAAAGTAGCAAAGCAAACTTTATTATGTTCTACATCTAATGCTTCAATGATAAATTTTACCAGAGTGCTCTTTCCTGTACCTGCCTTTAGGCGTAGCCAGCAATCACAGTGTACTTTTCATGTGCTCTGTGTCTGGCTACGGCAATTTTCAAACCTTCTTCTTGCTTTCTTGTAAGAATCACAGTTCTACTTCCTCTCTTTCTTCAATATTCAAATCTTCAATATTCCATAGATTATCATGTAGTTCTTTATGACAATTAGAACAAATTAAAATACATTTTTTACTTTCTTCTACTGCTTCTAATAAGTGAAAATGGTCATTGCTAATTGTAAAATCTTTTTTAGAGGGGTCAATGTGATGAAATTCTAATGCTTTTATACATCTATCATATCCACATCTTATACATTTTCCACCACGAGATTCTTTTATTTTAGCTAAAAACATTCCTCTCGTTAATTGAACTCCATTTGGCATACAGTTATAACAACAGGTTCTTTGATGAGCCGTAGAAGTTAAAGGATAAAATTCTTTTCCACAAATGGGACAAATTTTTGGTTTTCCTTTATAAGAAGTATCTTTTTGATTCTTTTCTTTATTGGCGTATTTTTCTCTGCGCGAAGCGTTTTGACATTCTATACTACAGTATTTTTTAGTAGAACGGATTGCCTCAAATTCATTTCCACACATAACACATTTATTTATCATATATTTTCTCCTTTTTTGAAATATTTCTTTCATTATATTTCAAAAATAAGACAAGTAAATTCGTCAGCTTTGTCCGGAGTTTTACACAACGAACTTACCTAACCAAAGTTGCACAAGCAACTTATCAATCATGCTCTCCTATTGCTTCATCTAAAATCTGAATAAAACGCATCATATCTCGTTCATGCCTACGTATGACAGCCTCATGTGCTTTTGGTTCAGAGAACCCTTTACACTTCATCAATTCAATTTTGTCGTGTTCAAAGGCTTTTGCCTGGTATTCCTTAAAACGGAATACCAGACTATCAAACATATAACCCTTTAAATGCTTATTATCACTAAAATGTACTTTTTCCATACTAATACCTTTTATTTTTATTATACCAAAATATTTCTTATAAATCAATAAGGAACATATTGTTGTCCAATTTAAGAAAATCTTCATCCCACTCAATTTGGGGAAAAATTTCTAAATCGCTTTTTTGTTTTGGGTTTTCGGCTGGCGCGTCTGGCACCGGTCGGATGGCGTCTTGGAGAGCAATTATATTGGCAATAGCATTGCTTATCGCTCTTTCAAGTTCATCGACTCTACATTCAAGCACTCGAAAAGAATCACTCAATGTAGTTGCAGTACTAGCCATATCACAAGTTAGCATATCAACTCTATCTTGGATTAGATCAACCATGTACTTTGCGCCATCAGCAGTTAATACTTGTAATGCCATATATCCTCCTTAGAAGTAATACTTCTGTTCACCAACAATTTCATAATCCTCAATAATAATTTGAGGAGAAACACTTCCGTTCCAGACATTGCGTTCACATTTGCCAACTACATTGATGGTGATACAACCCATCTCACTCTTCAACTTCTCATATTCTTCTTGAGAAGATTTGAATTTGATAAGACTTGTGCCATTTGGTAAAGTGATCTTCAAAGTAGGACTCTTATCGGGAGACATGAGCACAATATTACCGCTTGATACATTGATATGTTCAATAGCAACAAATGGTTCATCAACGCCTTGACCCCAAAGAGATTTCAAACCAGCAATCTCAATGATATCACTACCTCTGAAATCTGCTCCACTGAAAATGAAATCAACTTTATAACAAGGAGTAAAATCAAACTCAGCCAAAGCCTTATTTGAATACTCCACAAATTCAGAAAATACTTTATCGTAAATGCCAACGCCGAGCGCATTAGCATGGCCTTCCGCATACATTACCAGGCCACTATTTTGTAGGAACTGGCGCAAATTATCAAACTTAGATTTATCATAACCACGACCAGAGCCTTCCCAGCTTTGCTCCTGTAAAGTCATAATCTTCTTACCATTGGTATCAAATATGTCTTGCTCAGTAATTGTCTTATTCAGTAGTAAAACTGGACGCTGGTATTTAGCCATAAGTTGGTTGGCGATAAGACCGGTTAGATTGCGATCCGCAGAAAAAGAATCCAGCTTGATTGCCAGAATTTTATTCTTCAATAAATCTTTTTGCTTGATAATAGCTTCAATAGTCTCAAGCGCAGCATCTCTTGCCTTAGTCTGACGATTTTTGATATTCGTACAATTTCGGCACGCCTGCTCTACGCGAGTTTCTTGCTGACCCTTACAGCCTCTCTTGGTTGAAGGAATTAGCTCATATCCACGATAATCTAACATCGATTCAAACATCAATAACTTTTCCTCTTGGCTACCCATTCGGATAGTAGCATTGACATATGGAGCAACATAGAACGCAATACCAATAGGAGTGATACCGTCCTTTAGCGAATACTGTTGCTTATCAACCATGCCTTTGAAATAAGGATTTCTGATATTTTGTAAGCCACGATGAATTAAATGCTTGGTTTCAAAATCTCTCAAATCCATCATATCGGCAATCATGCCAAGAGCAACCAAATCAAGAAACTGATCGGCATAATCAACATTCATAAGTTCGTCAATATAAGAACAAAACTTATAAACCATGCCGACACCAGAAAGAGATTTAGTTGGATAATCACATAGCTGGTTATTGATAACGCAAGCATATTCGCTAACTTTTTCAGCTTCGTGGTGGTCAATAACCAGAACATCTACTCCACGCTCATGGAGCTTTTTATGTTCTTCATAATCATTTGAACTTGAGTCTGGCGCAATTACCAACTTTACATCAGCTGGAATTGTATTGAGAATAATACCATGTTCTTTACCATTATGGATGCGGTAATAAACATTATTCTGAACATATCCAGGAAATAGGCAGTTCAAATAATTGATTAGTGTTGCCGCTGAAGTGTAACCATCACAGTCGCTATCAATTTGGATTAGGATCTTGTGTCCTTGCGAGATGTGATAAATCAACAGCTTTACACCCTACGCGATATTCGCAATAAGGGAGGGTGCTAAAATGTCTTCATCAGTTGTATTTAGATAATGCTCAATTTTATCGGGTTCAATGCCACGATTTACGAGTACCTGTTCGACCGCAGATAAAACATCCTTGTGCGGGATGCGAGGTACTATTAGTTGATATTCCAAAAGAAATCAACCTCCTTTCATAATCCTTACCACTCCTTAGGATAAAAAAATTCGTAGTGACGAGGACCAAAAGGACAGCAAAGGGTTCGTAAAATTACAAGATAACAAAATTCCTGAGATACACGAGCATCAATCAAAGCATAATTGGCACGAATACCTCTACCGCTTTCATTTGCGGGAGCTACTCTCCAATAATCTCCATTTTCAAATTCAATAAATGAATTACTACGGGAATATATTTCTCTAACTGGATTGATACCTTTCCAAATATATTCATCTCGGACGCATTTTAATTGTCTTACACCATCGCCTGCTCTATCACAGGACCAAATAACACCTTTTATCATTCTTTTTTCCTCGTTCCTGCCCAACGGCGCTTACCAATCTCATGTCCTTCTGGACACATGGTGGCCGCTTCAATATGTATTTCTTTCTCATACTCATAGGGTTCTAGGTAACCCATCAATGGATTGATGCAAGTTGTCTTTTCTTCTTCAAAAAACTTTGTATTACAATCCTTTTTATAGTACCAGCGACCGCATCCACTACACCAGTTACCCTGCGCCTGAACATCAGTTTGAAGTTGAAGTAGCGCATCAAATGAATTAGCAATTACATTCATTCGCTCTTGAATGTCGTCGGGACCATTTTTGAATACTTCTTCTAAAATTAACATTAGAGAATTATCCTTTCTTTGAATAATTGTAAAAATATCTGCGGGCCGCAGTCGATCGGTGAGTCCTTGTATCCTGTAACCATATTCTTATCAAAGATAAAAGAAATTGTAGTAAAGTTCTTATATCTATCTCTTAGTCTGATTAGATTAGTTTTTAGGCGCTTATATTCAGCATCGCCAATTTCCTTGAACTGACGGTCAAAGGCAATGATTACTTCTTCGGCGCCCACATCCAAAAGCATCTGCATCTGGTGCGAAGATACACTTGAACCGCAACACGCAACAGAAATATCATTTTCCAAACCAAAATAAGATTTATATAATAAACAGGATTTCTCACCTTCAAAGATAATAGCCTTTTTCATAAGACTAATATTATCTTTACTAAAATTGAAATTATATAAGTTCATGCCAAGAGGATGATTATATAATACTTTATTGATTTTTAGAGGTCTATACTTACCATACAACTCGCCCTCTTCTGCGCATACAGTTCGTCCGCGCAAACCAACAAATCTTCCATCCTTATCAAAGTGCGGGATGGTTATTTGATCTCCTCCTGGATAAAAACCAATGCGAGCTTGGTCTAATGCGGCCTGGGAAATACCCTCCCGCAACCACGGGCCAATCTTCACCTTGTAGTTGAAGCGTTCCAATATGTCATTTTCATAATCTTTTAGTAAAATCGTATTAGACTTCACAGAGACTTCTTGAATACGCTCGTAGTTAGCAAGAAACTTCCAATCGTCTAATGCTTCATCGTCTGGGCCATCTTCATGTTCGCCAGAAAATCCAAATCTTTGAGCGACCCACCTTACTGCGTCGTTAAGGTCAAAGTCTTTATCCCATTGGATTTTCGCAACTTTGATGACTAACTCAAACGGGTCGAAATATTCGTCGCAACCAGTGAAACACTTGAACAGACCTGTATTCTCATAATAATACAATTTACGACTACCTTCTCCAGGAGGATTGTGGCAGATAGTAGAAGAGGTGAGCCCGAACGATGTGCGTCCGGGATCACCGCCAAATTCTTGAAGTAAATCGTATATATAGTCAGTTGTAAGTGCTTCTCTGATTTTGACTTTATCAAAGACGAGCATTAGTTGATGTCAACAAGGACCTTGACGCAATAGCCCTTCAGACCGCACTCCTGATTTACATACTTACACAGGACTTCCTGGGGAGTGCCAGGCAACTTACCGCTCTTGGACTTAGCTGCCTTCAGAATCTCTTCTGCCATCAGCTTGCCCATCTTATACTCGATGGTGCCAGCACAAACATCGGGAGCGGGCTGACGAATGTCGCTCTTACTGCCGAAGTCCTTATTACGGGGAGCGTTGTTCTTATTGCGGTTGAAGTTACCCTTGGTCTTGTTATTTCTCTTGTTGTCATTCTTTACAAACTCTGCCATATTATTTATCTCCTTTATATTTCCAATTCCAAAATCGGAATCGTGTAACAAATTTAGTTTAGCTCTCAACCCTCGTTGCTTAGTCGCACTCAAAGGCAGATTCTTCGTCGATTCTAATTCGTACATCATCAATACTTACCATTTCATAATCATAGGTAGTGCAGAACATTGGCTTGATTCTACATACACCCAAGTCTGCCTTACACCACAAAATTACACCCTTGTATCTTCCTCGTCTATTTTTGTAAACCGACATTTTGATTGTAGGTCTTTCAAAAACATTTGTAGACAAGATATTTTCCAGAGCAACAAGGTCATCGTCTTTTACCGCCAATAGAATTGAACCATAGTCAATCTTATCCGCAATAGACTTAGCACCACGAAGTAGATTTTGGTCAGGAGTCTTACTGTCTTGATAATCGCCATTTAGCTGAGTAGCAGACATAATAAATACTCCATATTGATTACAAATATCTTTCAAACGAGTGGATAACATAAATAGAATATTATCTTCTCTCAATTTTACGCCGCCAGATCGACGAGTAATTTCTTCCAAGATTTTTAGACTTGTATGAATATAATCATGGAAAATATATTTGACACCATGGTCGCGAATATTCTTCTTGATTTTATTCTCAATATCCTGAAGAGAGAAGTCAGGAAGTTCTTCTACATAAATTGGACTCTCTTTTAAGAGTTTTGCGGCCTGAAGCACGCGCTCTTTTTCACCCTCGCCATATTCACTGTAAATGATATGTTCCTCATTTACATTAGACAAGAATGCCAACATCATAGTTTGAATTTCCTCAAGGTCCTGCTCTGTTGCGATGAATAGGACTGGTTCCGCAGGACCGCTACCAATCCACCCGAAAGTTTCATCGTAAATCTTATTACAGCCAATATAACAGGCATCCGCAATCATTGAACGAGTCTTACCGATACCAGTAGCCGCGGACCGCAAATAAAATTTCTTCAATCTTGCTCCACGAGTGACTGTATTTACCAATGGACCATATAATGGAACACCAGCTTCTGGATGCTCAGCAAATCGTTCAATTAGTTCAAAAATACCTTCAGCGGCTTGTTGGGCCTCGCCAAAGGCGTCATCAACATACTGAAGTCGGATAGAGTCAATCTTGGCATCAACCTTGTCCGCAATCTGTTCCAGCGTCGCATTATCTAATTGGTCCTCCTGTAATTGTTTTTTCTTTGTATCTAAAATATTGTCGGCATCGTAAATATCAGATACATCAACACCGCAATTATCATACGCACGAAGCAAAGAGAATTTCTTCAATCGTCCATAATAATAATCAAATGCTGATGGCATACAATTTTCTGATATTTTTAGTAGCCATTCTTCGCCCTTGCCTTGCTTATAGACTGCCGCACTCTTGGGGCGAGAACTGAAAAAGTCTGATAGACTTTCTAATGTGATTTTATTTGCGCCAAGCTCATGGATTTTGTAAATTGCACCGAATACAGTTTTATGGAATGTATCAGCGAAATCTTCATCCACGATTGAATACTTATCAGTGATTTCCAAAAGACGAGGATTATTGAACACACAACCAATAACCTGCATTACCGCAGTTGTATCAACATATTTGCTACCCATGCGCGCCTCCTTTATTCATCTAAAAATGTAAATAATTGACGCTTCTTGACTGTGCTCTGCGGTCTTGGGATAACAATCTCTTTGACTTTTGGAGTGTATAGTTCAATTTGGACGTCCTTGTTTTTCTGTTGAGTAAGCCATAAGTTATAGTGATAATTGTAAGCATCCTTATATACATAAGGCACAATACCAATACCACCATTTGCCTTCGACTTATCTCCGCCTTTTATTTCGTAATGATAGTATAATGCTTTTTGGATGCCCGAATAAGTATAATTATATTCCTCCACATATTTTTTGATTTGTGCTTTTACTCTTGGCTCGATAAAAGAAATTTGGAATAATTCTTTGATATAATCTTCCAACTTTTCTCGATCAGTTTTTTCACGATGCTCTTCTAAATCTTTACAAGCGGCGTGAACATATTTACCATTACCAATCATTACACAATCTGCGTCCTTTTTGGATAATAGCTTTTTACAGTAAGCACAAGTCACATTGTCTGAGGGGTCAATAATTTCTACTTTCAGAGCTGGGTTCTTTGCTGCTTCACGAAGCATACAGGCGGCATGAGCATAACGACGAGCACCCACTAAGGCATACTCTTCCTTATCTCTATCAAACTTAGCTTTACAATATGGACAGATGACAATATGCGCCACTATTATGCTCCTTTCTTTTCATTTCTTATATTATATTATACCAAAAAATATAAAAAAAATCAAGTCGGAGCGGATCGCCCCGACTTGACATAAATATTACATCAGGTCAGCCTTAATATCGCTAACGATTAGGCTTACAAACTCAGCCTGCTCGGGAGTGGTATCACTTACCTTCTTGCCCTTACCAAGATACTTCTCAACAACAGCAGTGATCTTGGGGCCATTGGTAGTGCCCTTGCTCATCAGCTGTCCAACCAGATCCTGGAACTCACCCATCAGAGCCTCATAATTATAAGAAACTTCAACGGGAGCAACAATGCGCTCATTGGTTACGAACTGACCAGCAGTTTCGACTGCTTCCTTATCGATAGCTTCATTTAGAGCATCGATCAAGTTCTTATAGCTCATAGTAATCTCAACAGGCATATGCTTGAAGCGGCAGCCGCACTCAATAATACCAGAGCCATCACGCAGAGTTAGAACAGACATTTCACCGGCGGCCTTCTGATGAGCATAACCATAAATGTCAGCCATACCAGCGATAACGGTCTTGGTAGAATTGCTCAACTGAGGACGAATCTTGGTGGTCTTAGTACCATCAGGATTATCAATACTCTCCAGCTTTTCGTGTCCGATGAAGAACACAGCATAACCCAGTTGAGTTAGTCCACGGAAGACTTCGTTGAATTCATCCTTGAACTTAGTCCAGCCCTTGCCGTAACCCATATCACCCAGGTCTTCGATGCCATTCTGATTGCAGATATACTTTTTACAACGATCAGCGGCAATATCGATAGTATCAACGATAACACAGTTATACATTTCCTTGACCTCAGGCATCTTCAACTGACGATAAACCTGCTTCATTTCGGCCCAAGAAGTAATATCCTGTGCCATGATACCAGGCAGTGCGTGGTAACCAGGCTCGAAAGCCAGCAATAGAGGCTTATCCATCTGGGCGGCAAGAGTGGTCTTGCCGCACTTAGGAGCGCCATAAATATAAGTAATGTAACCACTTAGGTCACGAGAAACCTTGTGAGGCTTCAAAGCCAATAAATCAATAGCCATATTTTATGTCCTCCTCAGATTTGATTAGAAATTGAAGCCACCAGCGGCAGGAGCAGCAGCGCCAGCCTTAGGAGCAGCGTTACGGGATGCCTTGTATTCATCCTGACGCTTCTTCATAGCAGCCAAATCAACTTCACGCTTCTGGATAGCCTCGTTCAGTTCAGCAACGGTGATAGAACCTTCATCGTCCCAAACATAAGGCTCCTTAGCAGCGCCAGTAATAACGAAGTCACGACGAGTGTTCTTTACCTCACGAACTTCATCTTCACCGAAGGCGGATTCAGTACGAATCTGCTTTACAACAGTCTCAGAAACCTGGCGGCCCCAGACACAGGTGAAGACAGGATTCTTCTGAGAAGCTTCCAGACCCTCAAAGTATCTCATAGCATTGGGGTTGGTAGCACTGAATTCGATAGGCATCAAATCCTTACGGAAGTTGAAGATAGCACCCTTGACAACGCACTTTTCAGGCAAGCTCTTCTCTTCATCAGCGTCAACGTGAGTAACGCAGGTGATAATCATATCAGCCTTGAAAGTGTTACGGACCTTTTCGTCCTCGTCCAGAGCGTCAACCTTGTGAACGAAACCACCCTCGTTACGCTTTGCAGAAACCAGCTCTTCCTTACCATTACGGTCAGTATAGAACTCATTCAAGCCCAGGGCAGAATCAACACGAAGCTTAACAGCCTTATCGGCGCCATCCTTCATATAAGTACCAAAAGTACCATTGATGATATTAGAAAGAGTGGTGTAAGTGTCGTTAGGCTTACCAGAACCAAAAGTGGCAGTCACATAAGTGAAGTGAACAGGAACAATGTTGGTCATGGCATCATCAGTTGCGATACTGATAGTACCGGTGATGAAGGGAGTGCCAGGATTCTTGGAAGTATCACCAGAAACCTTGGCTTCCAAAGCGTGTTCGTACAATACACCCTCGATGTGAGTCTGATTAATCATAGTCTTTTTCATAATTAAAATAAATCTCCTTATTCAATAGTAATATTCTTTCCATTTTCAGTAATAGAATAGATTACTGGGTCTTGGCCGACTTTCTCGACAAAACCATCAGTGACTAGCTTTCGCATAGCACCAGACACCGCACGAGAACTGATAAATAGTCCTTCGGCAATATCTCTTGCCTTCCACATAGGAGTCTCCTGGTGATTCTGTAAGAACTGAAGAATCAGCTTACCATTATCAGTGAATAGAGGCTTTTCTCCATTTTCGTCCAAGCCACAGAATGCAGTCCAATACAGCTGTGCTTCCTCATTCATAGGAACAGGATCTGCCTTGGTTGCATCAATCAATTCATTTACATACTTAATAAATTCTTGCTTTTTACTCATAGTTATTTATAACTCACTTTCTTTATTTACCTTATGTATATATTATAACAATTTTATTTAGAAAAATCAACTAATTCTATCATATTGCCAGAATTGATAAGATAAATCATTATATGTTCGAATGTCGCTACAACAAGCTGGCGCCCATTCATCCGATTCATCTAGATTCGGGAAATATGTATCAACATTTTCGTGGTCTTTGTAAATCTTAGTTACATATACTCGGTCACAAAGAGGCAGTAGTTCTTTATATATTTGCCCTCCGCCAATAACGAAAGAATCAATGGGATGATATAACATCATATTAACTCCCTCTTTCCAATCGGCAAACCATCTGTCATGTAGAGAAGGATCGTTCTCTGGATTGCGAGTTAGAACAAGATGGAAGCGATTTGGTAAAGGGCCTGGAAGGCTCTCCCAGGTTTTACGACCCATAATAATCATATGGTCATCTGTGAGAGCCTTGAAGTATTTCATATCTTCGGGGATTCGTTCCAAAAGCTGGCCATTATAACCAATTCCCCAATTATTATCCACAGCAACGATTGCGGAAATCATATACCCAACTCCAATGTCAATTGAGGTTTGATAGGATTATATGCGAACATAGTAAAATCATCGATAGTAAATTCGTAGAAATTACTTGTGCGGTCAGTGTTCAAAAACAGACTTGGAGTAGGGGATTTTACTTGCGCTCCCTCTGGATAAAATTCATCATATCTGCGGAGCATTTCATAAGCAGCATTGATGTGTCTGTCATAGATATGCTCATTAGCTACAATATGAGTGAAAACACCAGGAGTCAAACCAGTGTCGGCCGCAGTCATCATCAGCAAAGCCGCATACTGAATTTCGTTGATTCCTCCTGGACCAGAAGCAGTAAGCATATCGCCACTACGCTGAACCAGCATCATATCAAGGAAGCCATCACGCACATTCCAAATGGTCATGAATGCACATGGAGCCAATCCAGGAGTCTCTCTCAGGTCAGTTTCTTGCCACAAAGAACAAATCTTGCGACGACCATATGGATCTTTCTTAATAGAATCCAAAACATTAGTTTTGAATAAATCATAACGGTCAATGGTTGCACCATAACGCTGTCCGATAGTACCATCACCAATATCCCACTCATCCCACCAATTTACACCCATTTCATGCATTTTAGCAATATTATTGGTTGGTTTTTGATAAATAGTAAAGATTTCTCTAATACCAGTTTTCCAAGCCATGGGACGAAGAGTACAAATAGGAAATTCACCCTTACTCAAATCATACTGTCTGAAAGTATGGTTTACAAAATAAGTGTGTGCGGGAGTGCCATCCGCATATTTTGGACGAGGATTTACATCTTTTGTTCCCTCAGCCAAAATTCTTTTTATCATATCATACATATACTTATCTGCTTTTGTCATAACTTAATCCTCATTTGTTAGAGAGTAGCCTACGATGGAGGCATCAATATACTGCTTGACAAATTCTTCCAGTTCATCAATCAGAACATCTTCTTCGGTCCATTCGCCATTAAATAATTCACTATAACTGATAAAATCAATTCCAGTGATTCCATAAGCATATGCTTTTTGGCGCATGGCAGAAGGATTGGAGCAAGCGATTGCGGCATTTTTCTCCTTAGCCAGGAGCATCAATCTACCGGTCTTGCCAGAACTGCGACCATCAATAATTCTGTACATAAAAACTCTCCTTACTTTATACTATATCCAAATTCTTTTGCTTTGAAATAATCCTGCCAGTAGTCTTCTCGTTCATCCAAGAGCGCACGAGTGCATTCTTCAATGACTTCAAAGGTGAAATTTTCTGGACCTGCCGCAATCATTGCAGGATAAAGTTTATTGCGGGTTGGGGCATCTGCGCCGACGCCACGCTTGATATGTTGTTTCCAACGGTCTGCTAAGTTAGCAGCTTGACCAACATAACATTTTCCAGTTTCAATTTCAGTTATTTTATAAATGCCGGTATGGATTCCTCCGCCAATTACTCTGCCAATCAAATCAGTGGTTGGTTTTTCGTAATAACATTTCCAAATAACTTTATTCAAAGGCTCTTTATCTCTCAATAAATGTTCAATTGACCGCAAGGCTTTGATTTCCTCAACGTCAATATCATTTAGTTGAATACGATAAAAATCCTTTGCTGTTTTCATTTCTTCTGCTCTTTTGGCGGCCAGGACGGCGGCATCATTAATCGCACGCATAGCACTAACGTTATCAGCCATTTGGCGATATTGTTCCATAAAGTGTGCGACAGTTTCTTCATATTGTCTTTGAAATGCTTCAACATTTTCTTGATGCTCCTACGCTGCGCGAACTGCATCTTTCGCGAAGCAATCTTTCATAGCATCCATCTTAGACTTATATAGAGCATTTGCGGCCTCAGTAGCTTGTTCCTCAGCAACTTTTATTGTTGAACGCAAATTTTCAAGACGGTCATTTTCACGACCTCTTTCAAGAACAAGTTTTGTGTGCTCTTGGTCCAAAATGGAATTTGATTCAATGAGTTGTTTATTTTCTAACTCAAGTTTTCTATTCTATTCAATAATTGAACTATTGATTTGAACAGTCTATCGTAATTTTGGTTTTAGAGTTAGATAAACAACTAATCCACTTATAATTGCCGCAAGTAGAAAAATAATTATATAACTCATATCAAAAAAGAAGGCGTAAGATATATTTCAATCTTACGCCTGGTATATGTCAAAATTACTCAGCAGCTTCAACAACGGCATCGGGATCGAAAGCCATACCTGCGTCAGTCAGCTTCAGGAACTTGACAGGCTTGTGGGAGCCATCTTCCAGCTCAACTTCTGCGGGAATACGAACACCGTAGCCCTTTCTCTGAATAGCACTGGTGAAGATACCATCAACCTGACGCTTTTCCAGACCCAAAGCAGCAGCAACGTCAGCAGCAGTTACGTCAGCGCCATTAATCTCCTTCATGTAATTTAGAACCTTCTTAGAATTATCGCTCATAGCCATAGTAAATAATCTCCTTTAATAAATAATATTTTTTAGTTAATTTTGTAACCTGATTGGTTATGTAAATATTATATCAAAAAATTTTTGAAATGTCAAGAAATTTTTTAATTTTTTTCAAGCAATTCCATTACAAGTTCGTCAATAGCGACCATATCTTCCAGACTGTGTACGCTACTTGAGATTCTCATAATTTCTTCTTCTGCCTGCTTGACAGCCTTAGGATCTTCATTCTTCATAATGATCCTCTCGCACTTAGCGATCTTGACCGCCAAGTTTTTCATTTCTTTTTTCTTCATTTGAAAATTTTCATCCTTAATCTTTACGATTTTATTATACAAAAAATTTTTCGTTTTGTCAATTACACGATTCCAAATGTCTCAATGAAGTCGGTTTCTGACAAGATCGCAACCCCCAAAGACTTCGCAGCTTGATTCTTTGAAGAGGTCGAGTTCACATCATTATTGATAAGATAATTAGTATTCTTGCTAACAGAACCTGTTACCTTACCACCAAGAGCCTCAATTTTAGCTTTCAAAGCATCCCGATTCTTGAAATGAGTGAGCTTTCCAGTAATTACAAAGGTTTTTCCTGTTAAATCAACAGCACCTTCCGCAGTCTCCTCAACCTTTGCTTCTGGAGAATTAAATTGAATAAAATGGTCAGCAATATATTTTGCTTCGGAGTAATCAAAATCGATTAGATTACGATGCATCTCGCCTCCAAAACCGGAAAGCTGATAGAATGGATACTTACTATCCACAGCCACTACAAAATCTTCCCAAGTCTTGAAATGCTTGACCAATTCCTTAGAAGCCGTTGAACCAATCAACGGAATACCAAGAGCCGCAATGAACTGATGAAGTTCACAGTGAGAACCAGTACTAATGGCATTAAATACCTTCTCGACGGATTTGACACCAAATCCAGGTTTTTTAATCCATTCTTCTTTATGAGTAGCCAAATCAAAAATGTCGGAGCATTTACTTACCCAACCCCAATCAATCAATTTCTCTAGAGTGGCTTTAGAAATACCCTTCATATCAAGGCCCTTCTTACCACAGAAATGATCTAATCGGTTAATCAACTTACCAGGACATCCGGAATCAATACAAATCAACACAACGGAATCATTCACGCCCCAATGCTGAGTCATTCCGCCGCAAACAGGACACTCATGAGGAATAAGAATCTTATTCTCTTCATATAAGCCTTCCTTACTAGCAGAAGCAATCTGCGGAATAATCATATTAGCCTTGAATACTTCAATCTCTTGATACTTATGCGGACCAAGAGGGGCAAAAATTCCTGCCATAACACTGATATTGTGTAAACTTGCTCTTTCTACGGTAGAACCATCAATATCGACTGGTTCAAAGATTGCGACGGGAGTCAAAACGCCTGTTCTACCCATCGTCCATTCGATATCCAAAAGCCTGGTAGTGTAGGTATCATCATAGAACTTAAATGCCAACGCATTTTTGAAGTGATGTGTCGTTTCGCCAAGAGAACGTCCGTATGCACAGTCCGCAAATTTGAATACTACGCCATCAATGGGATAAGAATGAATTTTTGCAGTATTTCTAATCGCATCAATTACGTGTTCAATGTTCACTTGATTAACTGCTTGACCTGTTAGTGGAACAAATGGGACAATTGTAAATCCAAAAGGACGAAGTAATTCAAGCTTTTGGTCTAACCGATATTCCACTCCATCTTCAAAGTAGATGGAAGAAATAACATCCCATACCACAAATGTGAGCCTGCGGGCCGCACATTCCTTGGCATCTAATAGACGAATACTACCTGCAGCGAAATTTCTTGGGTTCCGATACTGATTACTGAACTCTTGGAAATCATCATATGTGCAAATAATTTCACCATCAATTACCAGTTCATCAGTATATGGGATTTTACGCGGAATAGAAGAAAGAACTCTTGCGTTATGTAAAATATCTTCACCAACTAATCCGTTGCCCCGAGTCTCCGCAGCAACTAATTCTCCATTACGGTAAGTAAGAGAACAAGTAAGACCATCCATCTTACACATTGCCAGGAATAATTTATTTCCGACAAAATCTAATACTTCCTTTGAAGATTTAGTTTTTTCTAAGGATAACATCTTATGATTATGTTCTGCTTTTGATAAAGCATTTACTACTTCATAAGTAATAACTTGAGTAGGAGAATTAGGAAGGACTAATCCAGTTTCTTCTTCTAATTGTTTCAACTCAAAATATTTATTATCCCATTCTTCGTCTGTAATTATTGGATTTCCTTCATCATATTTTTTAGTAGCATCATTTAAGATAGCTACTAAATAATGAATTTTATCATAGATACTATCCATTATTATTCTCCTTAATTACAAATATATTATATAAAAAATTTTTTCTTTTGTCAAGTAAGTTTAGCCTATAAGCGTGGGTTCAAAATGCTCATAATCATGATGTGGAATGGCTAAAATTTCACCAATTTTCAAAAAATTGAGTCTTGGTACAATATGCAATCCATCCATTTGCAATTCACTTGGAGCAACAATACTATTCATTTTTACTCCTTTACTTTGACAGAGTAAATCAAAAGTATCTTCACTCATATAATAATCATAATTATGTGCATATTCATAATGGCGATTTAGAAAACCTTTTAGACTTTCTAAATTTACCACCTGAGATTGAACTCTGTCTTCATGATAAGAACTTACAAGCGCATCTTTATCATCTAGCTCGTCCCAACCAATAGAGTTGGGACGGCTATAATATTCACTCAAAATCATCATACTTTACTTACAGAAAGAACCTTATTTCCTTTGATTACTTGATTACCGATTGAAGGACGGCCCAAAGTGGGAATTTCAGATGCTTCAATACAAATACTGCTCTTATCACCCAAAATCAAGATACTATCCCCATCCTCAATTAAGGTTGCCGCACTTACCATTCCAGTAGAATCAGTAGGCTTGTAGCACATTAGACCCTTACCTCCACGCTTCTGGATTGGTAATTCAGACAGGTCAAACTTCTTAGCCAGACCATTCTGAACAAAAATTGCTAACTTATCAGTCTTATTGCGGATTGGAACTGCGCTGACTACCTTATCTTCGGCGCCCAAGGTAATACCCTTTACACCAGAAGTGGTTCTAGAAGTAGCTCCAATTTCCTTAGAATCAAAATGGATACCATAACCCTTTTCAGTTACGATAATCAAAGGTTCATCCTTGATTAGAGAAACAGCAGCCAGCTCATCGCCCTCTTTGATAGTGATTGCGGCAATGCCAGTCTTCTTCTTGGTCTTGACATATTCATCTAAAGCGGTCTTTTTGACCAAACCATTCTTGGTCACGAACAGGACATATTGAGCATCAGTATCACGATAGATAGAATACATCACCGCAGGCTGTTCATCCATCTCCATATTGATTAGAGATTTGATAGAAGTGCCCTTACTTACATTAGTTCCTACTGGAACATCATTTACAAGTAGACGATACATCTTACCCTTGTTACTGAAAATCATCAGAGAATCAATAGTATTGGTGCGGATAACAGCATGAGTAATGTCATCTTGAGTCTTTACACCTTTACCATTTCTCTTCTGGGTGCGGAAACTGGTTGCGGGGATGCGCTTGACAAGACCACCTTCGGTCATAATAACAACGCACTTTTCAGGTTCAACGAACTCAATTTCCTTTTCTTCCTTAGTGGAAGCGACCTGGGTTATAGTACTTCTACGAGCATCACCATAAAGCTTTTTAAGTTCGGTGAATTCTTCCACAAGTGATGGAGTTGGATTCTTAAGAATATTCTCCAATCGCTGGGACTCAAGAATTTTTTCATTTCTCTCAGTTTCAATTTCAACCTTCTCCAATTTAGCCAACTTAGAAAGCTTCATATCTAAGATTGCCTTTGCCTGGGCTTCAGAGAAGTTATACTGGCTCATAAGCGCAGTTTTAGCAGCGGCCGCACTTTCAGACTTTTTGATAAGTGCGATAATATTATCAATATTTTCTAGTGCCTTTAACAGACCCTCTAAAATATGGATTCGTGCGGCAATCTTATCTAATTCAAACTTTGTTTTTCTTAGTAGAACATCCTTTTGGTGATCAATATAAATCTCCAAAAGTTGCTTGATATTCAATAGTTGAGGCTTTTTATCCACAAGGGCAACTTGATTGAAACTGTAAGTATCTTCCAATCGTGTGAGCTTGAATAATTTTGCGATAATCGGTTCAGTAGAAACTCCTTTAGCAACTTCAATAACAAAGCGCACACCATCTTTATTGGATTCATCTCGAATTGCGGTAATACCTTCTAACTTACCTTCTTCGCAGAGCTTATCAATCTCTTTTACAAGGTCTTCTTTAGAAACTTTGTAGGGAATGGAAGTAAAAACGATACTATCACTTTTCTTATCAGATTCAACAACATATTCGCCCCGAATCCTTGCTCTGCCCTTACCCATTAGGTAAGCTGCGGGCAGTTCGTCCTTATTGATAATTGTTCCGCCGGTGGGAAAGTCAGGTCCAGAAATGTAATTCAAAATTTCCTTGATATCACATTCAGGGTTCTGCGCGACATGGATAGCCGCATCCATAACTTCATTCATATTGTGAGGGGCGAAACTACAAGCCATCGCAACAGCAATGCCAGAAGTACCATTAACAATCAAGTTAGGAACTCGACCGGGTAGATAAATAGGCTCTTGCTCTTCATCAGTATAAGCGTTCTGCCAATCTACTGTATCTTTCTTGATGTCTGCTAACATTTCTTCGCCAGCCTTAGATAGCTTACACTCAGTATAACGATAAGCAGCGGGTTCATCACCATCTCTACTACCATTATTGCCATGGAATTGAATCAGCGGATATCGCATATTCCAAGGCTGACTCAACCAGACCAGCGCACCATAAATAGAACTGTCACCATGAGGATGGAAACGGCCCATGGTGTCACCGACGGGCTGGGCGCACTTTACAAATTTCTTATTATTCATATAGCCTTTGTCGAACATATCCCAAAGGATACGACGAGCAACAGGCTTCAAACCATCTTCTGCGGAAGGGATGGCTCTGTCTGTGATGACACTCAAACTGTAATCAAGGAAACTTTGTTCAACTTCCCTGATGATCGGTGTCTGAATTATGTCTCCCATAAGGAACCTCCTTTACATCTACAAATTGATCGAAAAACTCATTCATCGTTTGAGGTAAAGTTCGATCTATAACATCTTCAATTATTTTAAGTAATGTCTCAGTTGGGTAACGCGCATCAAGCCAAGGTTTTTCTGTGGAAATGGCAGGAATTGGCATATATTTTCTTTCCAAATCTATTGACCAATCTTGACTTTTAGGCTTGACAAGTGTGCGTCTTTCTTTCCAATCAACTATATGTGGCATATGCTTCTTCCTCACTAATATATCCAGTAGCCAATTGGTCGGCTAGTTCATTCCACTCATGTCCATTATGACCTTTAATTTTTCTCAAATCAATGCGGTAACCTTCTTTGTACCAGTCATAATATGCTTGAATCAAATCCAGATTTTCTGGTTTTTGCTTATCACTTTTAATCCAGCCTCGTCTTGCCCAGTTGAACATCCACTCATTGAATGTATTCACGCAATATGCAGAGTCGCTATATACGATCGGTGGCTGGCCCCAATCATCGCACTTCTCTCCGTAATTGAGCATTACATATAAAATTGCTTTTAGTTCTTCTCGATTATTTGTGGTATCATTGGATCTCTTGGCTCGAACAAATTGAACAGAACCATTATCATCGACACCAACGATACCATAACCACCTTTTGCATTGGCCTTACCATTGCCAATACAGGAACCATCAGTGTAAAAAGTCATTTGGATGTCCTTTCAAAATATCGTCAATTATTTTATCAATATCTACTTCTTCAGCAATATCAACAATGGAACTAACTTCTTTAGTTCCTTTTAGAACAGTCATTCCCTTCAACACTTGCTCATTACAAAGCATTACAGTATTATTAGGAAATGCTTCTTGTAATTCTTTTAGAATGTTTTGGCAATCACTCAATTTCATATTCGCAGAAATATGACATAACAGCACATCACCAGGGTCAAGAGATACTTTTTGAATTTTATATCCCTCCCAAGTTCCAGTTATTCCATCCTGCTTCACAGAAGCAGGCGGAATATAATTTGGATTTACTGCTGTTGTAGAGCGATTATTCAAATAACTATAAGGAGTGCCGGTACTATACGCGTTAGTTAAGCCAGCATAAATTTCTCTTTCTTTTTGGTATCCATTATACATCGATATTCGCCCTTTCTGCATTGTCCTCGATAAATTTCTTACGAGGAGTGACTGATTCGCCCATCAAGCTCATGAAGACATTAGCAACGGAGGCCGCATCTTCCATAGTAATCTGCTTCAAGGTACGAGTGTTTGGATTCATAACAGTTTCTGCCATTTCTTCGGGGTCCATTTCGCCCAGACCTTTCATACGACCAAGTTCAAATTTCTTTGTATTAGTCTTACGGAAGGCTTCAAGAGCTGGGTCATCTTTCAGATACTGAATCTTAGTTCCCATAGTAACCTTATAAAGTGGAGGAACTGCCGCATAAATATAACCCTTATCCAAAAGATCAGGACAGAACTTCCAAATGAAAGTTAAGAACAAAACACGAATGTGAGAACCGTCAACATCAGCATCAGCAGTAATGATAAACTTACCATATCTCAACTTAGATTCGTCAACAATGATTTTACCATCCTTGACCTCTAAGCCAAAAGCGTCAACCATACCGTTAATTTCCTTATTTTGAAGCGCTTTATGTAAATCGCATTTCAAAACATTTAAAGGTTTACCTCTTAGCTGGAATACTGCCTGAGTGCCACGATCTCGCGCTTCTTTAGTAGAACCCGCTGCGGACTTACCCTCAACGATAAATACTTCACACTTTGCACGATCCTTAGAACTGGCATCTGCCAGAACGTCAGGCATCACAACTCTGCGCTTGGCGTCAACCTTACGGACGGTTTCCTTGGCCTTCTTTGCCTTTTCGCGGGCCGCACGTGCCAAGAGTGCTTTATCAACTATTGCTTTTGCATCTTTTGGATTTGCGTCCAGCCAAATTTTAATTTCCTTAGAAACTAAGCGTTGGACTGCGGTTCTTGCTTCACTACTGGAAAGAACATCCTTAGTCTGACCAGAGAAAACGGGGTCAGGCATGATGAAAGACAAGACCAGAACTAAACCTTCTTTCAATTCTTCGCCAGTGATATTAGCATCTTTTTCCTTCAATAGCTTATTTTCACGAGCATAATCATTGACAGTAGAAGTTAGTGCAGTTCTGAAACCTGTTAAGTGAGTTCCTGCGCTATTGGGAATGGAGTTAGTATATAATTTATATACATCGGTGTAAGTATCATTATATTGCATGGCAATTTTTACACCGATTCTATCTTCCATACTTTCAGTATAAAATACGGAAGTAAGTTTAGTTCTTTCTCTATTGAGATCATCAATGTAATCTCTAATGCCATTTTTGGAGGTAATATATTCAGTTTCATTACCCTCAAAATTCAAAACAAAATTCATACCAGGAGAGAGATATGCTAACTCCTGGATTTGCTTCTTTAAAGCAGTATAATCAAGATGAATACCCTCCTTGAAAATGGTTTCATCAGGAAGGAAAGTTACTGTAGTGCCAGTTTTTACTCCACGGGCAGTATTTTCATTATAACTTATCAATTCACCTTTCTTAAATTTAGCAATAGCCAATTTTCCTTCTCTCAAAGAACGAACTTCAAAAGTTTCAGAAAGGGCATTAGTTGCCTTAGCACCAACACCATTCATACCGCCAGAAGTATTATAACCAGTTTTACCTTCACTATCGAATTTTGCACCAGTATGAAGTTTAGTATAAACATTTACAAGAACTTCACTACCATCTTCTGCTTTACCAAAGGGGACGCCACGACCATTATCTTCAATCTCAATGGTGCCATCTTTGCTTACGGTAATAGCACATTCAGTACAATATCCGTTTAAATATTCATCAACAGCATTAGAAATGATTTCGAGTGTAATATGTCTAACACCTGCAGGACCGACTGAGCCTACATACATACCTGGACGCAGGCGAATCGCTTCGATACCTTCAAGCGTTTTTATGTCTTTTACGCCATAATCTAACATATCGTTCTCCTTTCAAATTTCCTTAGATTTTTTTCTTATGTGTATATTATACCATTATTTTTTTGAAAAATCAAGTATTTTGTTAGCAAGGATTTGATAGGTCAAAAAATAATATTATAATGATAATAAATTTGATTTACAATGAAAGAAGATAAGGGAGGGGATTATATTGTCTTTATTAGAGAAAATATAGCTTATAGTAGGATGTTATTATTTATCAGACTTACGTTTTCAACCTTATAATTTAATTGCAAAATGGATTTTCAGGATTGTAAGTCTTGAAAATTACACGCAAAAAGAAATTGATGATGCATATAATTATATTTTTGAGTAAAAAAAAATAAAGCCGAGTAGATAAAATATCTACTCGGCTTTATTGTCATTTAACCGCAGGCATCGTCTACGAATTCTTCTTCTGGGACAGGTGGGGCATTATCCTGAGTTAGTAATTGTTGCATTACGCTTTCATATTTTATGCCACCCTTAGTATTTTCTTTTTCGGCTTTTTTATAATATGCTTGTTGACTGATAGCATATGCGCCCCAAGGACAAGCTGCCATAGCAGTGACCCAAGGTAATTCACCGAAATATTGATTTATGATACAAACGAAGGCTAAAATAATGAAAGCAATAGTAACTAACCAAATAAGCGCTGATTCTTGAACCAGTAGCTTTTTGGAAAATTCCATTTTTTCTTTCTTCTTATCAGCCATTACTTTTTAGCTTCAATCTTCTTGGTGAAATCTAGGCAAATCCAGCCAGAACCATTTTTCATCTTGCCCCAGCCATCTTTTTCATCAATGATGGTGTATAACTGGTTCTGCTTTACTTGAGTATTAACTTTGTAATTAGTACCTGCGCCCGCACGTACATTTACTACATCACCGGTAATCATTATGACGTAAGCTTCAAAACCAGGAGCAGTAGCTAATTCAGAATCATATTCTTTCAAATACTTCTTATCAACAATACCGCTAATAGGACCGGTCTTTACAGTAGAAATAGTGATATTATCTCCATTGATCTTACGAACAAATAATTTTTTACCAAACATCCAAGAGGCTACAGATTTACCATTGGTAAATACAGCATCATTAGTTAGCATGACTTCCATGCCAGGCTCTAATTTTAATTCCTCTTCTGGAACAATAATAGTATTTTCACTCATTTTATTTACAGCCTCCTTAATAGCTTTTTTAGTTAAAGGTCCGACGATACCATCATCGTCTAGGTTATTCTTTCTTTGGAAGTCAATAACTGCGGCATATGTCTTAGAACCAAAATCTCCATCTGGTCCTTTAGAACCAACATTATAACCCAATTTAACTAACCATTCTTGTAACTCTCTTACGTCTTCACCAGTATCACCAATGCTTAAAACATCATTGTTAATAGATGGAGTTGGAGTTGGTGTAGGAGTTACAGAGCTTCCACCGCCAAAAGTAGTACGAGGAGCTTCATTCTGTCCATACCAGAAAGATTTCTTATCTCTAGTATCGACGTGAGTAAAATGTCCATCAGCACTGGTTTCATATAAACCAATACCTTTAATTCCAATACTTTCAGCATATTTTGCTACTTCTCTTGGAGCAACTCCCTAAACAACAATATCAGCAGCATCACCTTTAGAGTGACGAGAGCCAGTAGCGCCACCAATACGCTTATTGTGAACTGGACATCTGTATCCACTAGTTACAGTGATAGATTTACCAAAATGGTCTCTAATTTTTTGAACATATTCAACTAATTTAGGGTTGATAATGGTCTCAGAGCAGCAGCCAGAACCATGACAATCGAACTCTAAAGAGTTGAAGTTTTCAGATAACTTAGTCTTTTGACCCTTTTTATAAGTATTAGTAGCCATAGTAGTATTTTCAACTCCTTTTACATATTTATCATAATACACTTGGCCCATTGCGGCACGCTTGGATTTTTGAGCGGCTGCATTAGCAGGTCTTTCAAAATTCATAAGAACTACATCGGATGCTTGCTGAACTGTAGTAGCATTTACTAAAATATTATAAACTGAATTCTTATAAGAGGTTTTCAATTCCTTTATTAAAAATTCTAACTACATTTCCAAATCTCCAATGGATTTCTTCTTGGACTTTGCATAGTTTAATAGATTTTCCTTACGAGACCAATAAGTCCATTGAGCCAAGCCATATCCTGCAGAGTCACGCACAAAGTTGGTATATGTTCCATTATCAACTTTTGCGGTATACTCGGCATCGCTTAGTCCCAAAGAACGACTATATGTATCTTGTAAGTTATTGGGGCGAAGGGCAGATTCGGCGTCTAAATTTCCCATCAGACCGGCTACACCGAAATCGCTAAAGCCTTCTTTCTTTAGAAAATCCCAAATGATTTTACTATTAGACATTCCTCTTCCTCCTTTAGATATGAAATATCCCCAATGGGAAGACCCATCGGGGATAATAATTACATTTTTTCAGCAATACGAGCGATTTTAGAACGATGAATATTTTTCAAAGTAATTTCACCGTATATATCTTCGCCACGATAAACTTGAGAAGCTCGCTTCATACCATTACTACTACCAGCAAAGTGAATATCATCAACCTGTGCTTTACAGTCACCATCAATAATACAAATGCTATCTTCACCGATACGTTGTAATGTTAGTTTCATCAGCTCAATATCTAAGTTTTGAGCCTCAGAAATATAAATGCCAGCTTTCATTCCAGTAGTATCATAACCACGAATATCAGATAGTGGAAGCAAAATTAATTTTTCGTCGTTAATCATTTGTTCAACAGCAATACGACCACCAAATTTACTAATTAAAAGATTACCAATTTGAGAATCTAATAACTTTTCATCCCTGGTACCAGGATAATAACCCAATTTAGCAGAATTCTTAGTTGCTACAGTATTACAGAACACAATAATTTTATCAATGCGATTGCGTTCCAGCTTATGTAACAAGAAGCCTAGACTAATGAAAGTTTTACCGGTTCCCGCAGGTCCCTTAATCATAGTAATTTTGTTATTACTCAAGCTGTCGAAAGCCAAGGATTGATAAGCATCACTTTTCATTGGCTTGACATTGCCGAAATAATTAGAGTTGAATGAGTCATACGATAAATGACGATAACCTTCACCTGTCCAGCATAGTCTATCCACTAACTCACCTGTCTCTTGGTCATACACTAACAAATATTCATTTATATATAAGTCAAATAAATTCTTATTCATATTAGAATAAAAATTACTCATAGCTTCAGAATCTAAATATACCTCTTTATATCCGTCATAATCATATGCTTCTTCTTGATATGATTCAACGGGAATGGGTAATACAGTTCTTGCTAAATGCTTACAGCATAAATCATTTGTTACGAAAATTACTTCATCGTCTTGGTGGTTACGAGCGAACCAGTCAGCGCAAGCAATAATTTTACCATCTTCATTAGACAATAAACTTAGTGCAAAATCACTGCTCCAAATAACGATTTCATAATCTCCATAGTGTTGATCCAATTCATGGACTACTTTGCGGGCCGCAAACTTTACATCTGGGTCTTTATTTGCGGAAGTCTTGATATGTTCTAATTCTTCTAATGTAATGGAAGAAATGACCAAAGTACAATCTTCGTCCCATAAATGGTTTGCTTTTAGAAGTAAAGAACAAGTGTCATAAAATTTATACATCATCTTCAATAACCTCTTCTTCCTCTTGGTCGTCGTCAGGAACTTGGAAGCCAATCTATCTCGTAGGAGGGTCTTGGTCAGCAGAGGCAGCGTCCTGACGCATCTTAATGTTCGCTTTGTTTACAATTTCACTTTGTTTGGATTTTTTTGCTTCAACCCAGGTTAAAAACCAGGCACTTACTCCATCAATAATAGGAATGACGTATGAAACAAATATAATTCCAAGGATAAAATACAATAATTCCATATGTATATCTCCCCCTTGATTTATATAAGAATACAATCAATCATATTATTAGTTTTTGGCCCTAAGTCTTTTATATAGCTTGTCTTTACCGTCGATATAATTTCTAATGAATGCTTTTTCATCAGCAATCATATTATTAACTTCAGTTAATTCTCTTTCAAGAGCACGAATTTGACTTCTAATACGTCTAGATTCATGGCTCTTTGGATTATGGTTTTTACTGGTTTGAATATTAGAATATAAATGTTTTAACGCATTTAGTTCAAGTTTTACTTCATGATCACGAATAAAACGTAATACTTTAATATTAGCACGAGCTTCTGCGATTGTCAAACCAACTCGCTCATTAGCGAACTCCATGTCTTCTGGATGACAAGCAGCTCCACCTTCAAAACTCATACCATTATATGAAACTAAGCATCTTGCCCAGCCATTTTTTTCATCATAATTATATTCAACTAATTTTACCATTAGGATTTCCTCCTTTTGAATTTAATTTATATTTATTATACCTAAAAAATATGGAAAAGTCAAATTGAGGCATTTTGAAGAAAAAATTCCTATGGGCGATCGGAATTCCAGCAACGACCGATACCGAAGACAACGACAAATAGCCCCAGGAAT